TTCAGGAGTTTCCTGTTTTTATTGTCAGAAAAAATATAAAAAAACTATAAAAAGAAAATAACTATTTTTGCTAAATAATCTATAGCTTCAGATAATCCTGTATGAGATATACTACCTGGATTAATATTTAAATCAATTATATAATTTCCAATAGTCTAATCAATTAATTGCCCTTCTCCATATAAATTACATAAATCAAAGAATAAATTATCTTCACACAAACAAAAATTACTATATTTTATATTATATTTCTATAAAAAATCTCGCTTTAAAATTAGCCCAAGTTTATTATCAGGAATAATAAACTATATAAAATCATTTTTTTTATTATTTTTTATAGAATTATAAAGAATTTCTAATTCGTTATCTATATTAAATAAATCATCTGAATCCCAAAATAAAACATATTCATTAAAGGAATTTTCTAATCCTACGTTTCGCGCGGCTCCAGGTCCTTTACGAGTAAGATTTTTAAAAAAGAAACAAGGAAAATCCGCGTTATCAAATATTTTAATAACTTTTCTTTCACAAGCTGAATTATCACTTATTAAATATACACAACAATCTTTGATAATTGTTTGCGCTCTTAATGAATTATATAAATCAATTATCTAATTATCATTAAGGTTATAATAAGGAATAATTATATCTATTTTGCCATCAATAAATCTATTTATACATTTTTGTAAATAGTAATTATTATATCGAAAGTCAATTGGAGTTTTACCATTTAAAAATTCCTAATAATTATTTAAAAAATCTTCTTTATTATTTATAAGTTTTAAATAAAAGTCATAGTCTTCAAAATAAGCATTTTCCATTGATATAGTAAATTCTGATTTAGTATTATAACATTTATGCCATAGCCAAGAAGTGACCGGTAAAGTGGCATCACAATATTTACAAATTTTTTTAGGTGAAAATATAAAATTATGTAAGTCATCTAAACTATTTATATTTTCTAATTGTAAATAATCTTTGTCCTCTTCTGGAATATTTAAATTATATTTTTTACAATAAATATCTAAAAATGCGGAAAAAGGACAGATATATATTTTATAATTTTTTAATGTAAAACAAGGTATTTCATGCGGACAATATTGATAATAAGCTTTTATTGGATCAGTATCTCCATTTTCATTTACAAGCTATTGACGCATAAATAATCGTTCTTGATGATTAAAAGCAATACCATATTCTTGACATTCTTCAACATCTTTATAATTTGTATAATTACTATAAGCAGTTATGTCAAATATTATATCCATATCAAGATATTCTTTTTTATGTTTAATAGTGTCTTTTATATTTAATCCATTAGATAAAACTTTTAATTGAGTTTTTTCTTTTGGAAATATTTCACGAGCTATTTTACATAATTCAAATAATTGTGGGTGAAGAGTTGGTTCTCCACCCACAATCATAAATACTTTTATATTAGGAATTTTTTTATTAGCCATAATAATCTAATTGCGGAAATCATTTACATCAATAAACCAAGGGGTGGCTAAAGGTGAAAAATGATTGCAACCTGCACAATTAAGATTACAATGATCTACTACCTGTATCTCTAAACTTACACCATTATAAACAGATTTCCAAAGACTATGTGTATATGGAGGAATCCCATGGTAATCTTTATCTTTCTTTATCTGTATATCGTTCATCGAAATCTCCTAATATATGAGTGTTATAATCAACCAATTCTCTTATTTGATTATTACGTTCATGTAAAAAACATTGAGTACAAATTTCATTTAAATCGCTTAAAGGTTCATGGAAAAAATTGCAATAATGTTTTTCAAAATCAAAATATTTACAATACTTATCACATATTAAAATATCATTATCTTTATCATAAATTACAGAATGATCTTCTCGTAAACGAAAAGATAATTGAATTTTAAACATTAAAGTTCCTTGATAAGAATATAAAAAAGTTTTATAAAATATATCTTGAACTTTACTTTCAAAAGTAAATTTCTATTTATCTGTAGTAATAAGCTCAATGCATTCTATTTCATTCTAATCTATAGTTTTAACTTGCTAATAAACCTAATTTAAAAAAGAATAATCAATATCATTCTAATTTTTAATTATTTTCGCAAAAACTATTTCTTTTGGAAAATTTAATTGAAATATAATATCATCGCATTGACGCTCATTAAATTTAACAGATTTTAAAATTTCTTTATTTGAATTAATAAAATTAATAACCATTTCTCTTATCAGGGATTCCTTTTAGTTGATCTCCTAAGAAATATCTATATAATTCATAAGAATCAATAACATTATTACAATAACAATTATTATTATCTTCATTATTGTTGTTATCGTTATTATTAGATTTCTCTGTATGATCTGTAATAATTATTTTAATGAAATTATTAATAATAGTATTAATTTCTTCATTCTCACCATTATTCTCAATCCAATTTAAATAAATAACATATAAAAGATCTCTATAATCTTCTACATTACTATAATCAAAAGTTTCAATTAAATGGTTAATTTGATTTTTCATTTCTTCAATCATTGTAATACCCCAAATTATGGCAAAGATTTAACCAATTTTCTTTATATCTTTCATCTGGAAAATAATTTTTTTCTAAAGCAATTTTAGTTAATCCCAATTCGCAATAACTTTTAACTAAAAAAGATATTCTTGTTTTATGTAATTCACAAACACTTTTAGGTGGCAAAAACAAATCTCCAGTAGATTCAAGCGCAGCGCCAAGACAAAGTTTCAAACAGAATGCTTCATAAGGGCAAGTAACACATCCAACATTTAAATGAGTATTATTTGTTTTAATTACTGTATAAAGACTTGGATTAATGGCTGTAACTCCAATAATTTTATCATTTTCAACTTCAAATCTACCACCAATAAATTGCTGATAAGAAGTTCTATGACAAGGAACTAATTCCATAGTAGCAACATAAAAACAAGTTTGATGAGAAATAGCGCAAGTGTAATTTCCATCTTTCCAAGTGACAGTCGGCTGTAATGGGTCATAATTATGTAATCCAATTAAAGACCCTTCTTCTCCATCCCCCAAAAAGATATGTCGAGCTAGTTTATCTAATGAACTATCATTCATTTGGAATCTAATTTCAAGCATGTGAGTTAAAAATTCAAGATATTGATTTAATTTTTCTTCCGTCCATTCATCATTACGCACTTCTAAAAACATGGGTTGGAATTCATCACGAGGGCCTTTGCATAACTTATATTTCTCGAATTGCTCAAGCCACCAATCATAATTTTTAATAGCGCTTTCAATATTGCTTGGAGAAATCATTGGATGAATACCACAAGAATTCCTAGACAGGAATTGCATAATCTTATCATAATATTCAAAATCTTTATTTTCTTCTCTTACACTATTATAAGGACCATCTACAGAACAAGATAAATTTAATTCCATTTCAAGATCAAGAAATTTTTGAAGATACTCTTCCATTTTAGTTGCTTTTTTATCATCAGCAACAAAGCTAAAATTATTAGGAAAAGCAATACGAGGATGATGCTTCTTAAAAAGATTAGGATGCTCTTCAAAAAGAGCTCTATAGTATTTTAAAAGCAGATCAAAAATACTAAAACCTAAATCATCATAAAATAAATCTCCTGCAAAAAGCTCTATTTCAAGAAATAAAACTTTTCTTTCATTAAAAATATAATCTAACATAATATTCATATTTTTAAGAATTTTTTCATTATTTGCTCTTGTTTCAAGTGGATATAAATCTTTTCCATAGCGAGCAATATAGCAATATTCACACTTTTGGTTACATTCTGGACGAATAATAAACTCAAAAGAGCTTCCATTTATCCAATAACCTTCTTCTTTATCCCCTTGATTAAAACAATGATTATCAAGAAATTTCTCAAAATATTTATTATTATCTAAAATACAACCTTCACTAATATTCATTAATTATATACTCCTTGTTCTGTATATCTATAATCATTCCAACATTCTTTAGGTAATACCCAATTATTTTCTTTATCAACATAATTATATAAAGCAGAAGAAATTCTTAAAGTTCCAATGCTTCTTAATAATTCACTACCAGTAGAAACTAAATTATTATAAGTACAAGCAAGATTTTTTGTTGTAATAAAAGCTAAGTGGAGTAATTTATTATAATCATATTTATATACTGAATTTAATTGTCCACACTCATTTAGCATTTGGTATTCATTTAAAATAGCTTGAAACATAAATGGGAAAGAAGAAGTTTTAAATAAATCATATTTATAAAATGTTTTATCAATTTCTTCATCTGAAGCAGTTAAAAGATTAACGCAAGAATGTCCTCTTTTCATCAAATCTTTGCGGGAGATAGTATCAATAGTGCCATCATCTTTAATATTATCTGGGTTTATATCAAACATATAATTCTGACAAGATACCATAGTACCATCCCATAAAAGTTTTAATTCACTACAGTTAGAACCGCAAAAATTATTTATAGATAATGATCTAATAACTTCTTCATTTTTATCTTTAATACATTGTAAAACTTCTTCAATTGTTAAAGGACATCCTTTTTGAGTTACATATTCTCCTAAATCATTTAAGCTATCTTCATAAACATTTCTATAGCCAATGATTAAACTAACCGGCATTCGTGGGTCATGAAAATCAGACACATCAATATTAATTAATCTTTGTAAAAAAGATTCATATTCAATACGCTCATCTACTGATCCATCTCTCGGGTGCTCTGGACAAATAGAGACTGAAGGATTGAGCGTAATAGCTCGATTAATAACTTTTTCATTTAACTCATATCCAAAAGTATCTAATTCTTTATAATAATCATGAACTTTTTCAAGAGTGTCTAATTGATTGATAAGTGTTCCAGACAATACACCATGTAATTGTATTGAAATATTCGTATGATTAAATTTAATTTTATTTAATCCATCTATAACTGTTGAAATGGTTTGAAAGATACGTTCATTATTTGCATTTCTAATATTATTAGTAGAATAAGCTCCATCATAAGAAAATTGGATTGTTAAATTTACCTCATCTTGAGTCGTTAATTCATCTACTCTTTTTGCGAAAGCAATTATACGTTCTGGAAAATCCATTCCATTAGTTGAAAAATCAATATTCCTAATGTTAGGAAAAAAATTAAACCAATCATTTAAATGCTCTGTAATAAGATGAAGTGTTAATGTTGGCTCTTGACCCCAAAATCCAAAATTATCAATTATATATCTGTCAAGGTCTAATCTTTTAAAAATTTTTTTTACATTTTCAAAATAAGACCCATCAGATAAAGCTTTAATTGTATCTTGTTGTAATTTAGCAGAACAACCATTTAAACTATTTTCTATCATGCAATACTAACAATGTAAATTACATCCACATGAAGATACGAGTGTCACTGCTCTAATATCTATATCTGTATTTTTTTTCATAGACTCTCCTTTTTCTCTTAAAAATTTTAAGATCTTGATCTTCCCGCTCCACTTCTATTTGTGCTGTTAGAGCTATAAGAACAAGCCCTATAATTACCTCTATGGTTACCATTATTAGATCCTCTATTACTTGTATAATAAGTATAATTACTTGAATAATTAGAACTATTATAAGCATTATTAGAACTTCTATTAGAACCATTATAAGCATTATTAGAACCTCGATGAGTTCCATCATAAGCATAGTATCCATTTCTATGTGAACCATCATAACTGGCCCTATAAGCATTATTAGAAGATCTATAACTACTATCATAACTACTATCATAGGCATTATTAGAAGCTCTATAAGTATTATTATAACTGCCATCATAGGCATTATTAGAAGCTCTATAAGTACCATTATAACTGCCATCATAGGCGCAAACTGCATTTACTTCTTCAAGCTTTGATCTAATCTGTGATAATGGAATATGTTTAGTTAATTCGCCTACTCTTGGGGCTGTAAAGGTGTCAAAAGTTGCTTTTGTGCCAACATAAGATACATTTCTTAAATTTTCAATTTCGTTCTTTATTGTGATAACATCTCGCGCCCCAACTGCTTGTCTAGCTTTATCAGGAATGGCGGTTCTACTTTGAGAAAATCTCATTTGTGCTGTATTTAAGTTATCATATAAAGCACGAACATCAGCCCATGAAATTCGACTTCCTGCTCCTGCCATAATTTTACTCCTTTTTAATTATTAATTGAGTATTTAATTACAAAATCAACAGAAGAATTATACTCTTGTGCGAAAACTTGGTCTCCAATATCATTACTATATTCAAAAGAAAGCTCTTCAACATCATTTAAATTCTTGTCAAAAATAACACGGTAATCTTCTGAAGCCGTTAAATAAGCAACTGTTATTTTATCCATAGTCTCTCTATTTAAATTTTTAATAATATTAGCTCCCTATTTAGCTAAACCTACTTTTTCCATATCATACTCTTTACTAAATTCACGCATACGAAGAAAACAAAAACTATTCTCAGCGCTAGAAGTAGAAGTAATAGTAAAAGTAATTGGACCTGTAAGCACAGTATCCTCTATGCTTCCATTTTTATTAGTAATAGTAATTTTAAAAGTATTATCTAAATTTACCATTTTAATTTTCCTCCTTAAAAATTTTATAAAATATAGGATATATTATCTATTATCCTATATTTTATAAAAAAAATTTTTATTAATTTAATCTTTTTTGATTAAATATATAAGTTTTCATCTAATTTATATTAATATAATAACAAAAAAAAAGAGTAATGTCAAATGACATTACTCTTTAGATTAACTCAATCCCAATCTTGCCTTTAAATCAGCAATATTTTTCTTTTCATCTGTAGTAATTTCAATCGGGGTTTCTCCACCTGCGGCTGCCCCATCTTCAAAATTCAAAACATTTGAATCCGCGGTTGCACCTGCTTCACCGACCGGAGTCTTTGGGCATGTCATACTAATAGCAACCTGAATTCGCTCACCATTCTCACTAGCCCAAAGATAATACTTTTTATCTCGCTCGCCGATCCAATCAGCGCCAAACACTTCCGCCATTTTCTTAGCAATTTGTTCTTTGGCAATACTTCCCTTAGCCATATCTAATTCTCCTTAACTAAAATTATGTATAAAGTCTTTTAAAGACCTAAAATTATTAACTTTTTCTTCACCAGCATCTCTAAAACACCAAGGACATAAATACATATCAGTTCCTTTATGATAGTGAATATCTTCTGTATAATATAAATTATTACAACATTCGCATCGTTTGCAATAAGTGTCCGCACAGCTATCGCAAACTAATTCATTTTCATCGCCTACGGAATTTGCTTCGTCAAGGATTATACGAGAACCGCAACAAGCGCAATAACCATAGTTATCGTCTTCATTTACTCCATAACTGAATTCACAATCTCCGCATCGCATATATTCTCCACTTTCGATTATAGTTTTACCGCATTGTAAACAAGGAACATCACCACCGATAGACCAATGAGGAAGATCAGTCTCTAATGGGTAATAATACAATTTTAAACTATAAATGGGCAAATAACAAGAAGAATAAAGCAAATCATTATATTGAAGAGTATGCTCGCCAATATCTCCAACAATATCACCAATAGGATATAAACGAGATAAAATAGGAATCCATGTCTCGGATAATCCAATAGTCTCTTCACCAAAAGAAGTAGTGCTCGTCCTATTAGAAACAGTATTAATACCTCCATCTACCCATTCACGCAACTGAAAAGTCTTATCAAAAGTATTGATAATATCTTTAATCTTAATTAAAGCATTAGTTGTCATAAAAGGATATTGACGACCAGCCATCAAACCGCGTCGTTTATCTTCCATATAAAGAAGCATACGCCATTTCTTAGAATTCCAAAGAACATCTTCAGGGAAATGCGGAAGTTTCTGATTCTCCGCTCCGCGCAAATAGCAAATAAAAGTACTTCTATCTACCATGTAGGATAAATTTCCTGCTCTATATTCGCCGTCAAGCGCATGGCAAGAGCGCCAATTATAAGTATTTTCACTTACGCTTAAAAAATCCAAAGGATGAACTGAGAAACATAATGTTCCCTCAATCTTGTCCTCTTGGATAATACGACTTGCGTAATTTTGAATATCTTCCAAAGAACGCGGATTCTCTTCAAAATACTTAAAAGCCTTAACTAATTTCATTCCTCTTGGAATCTTTTTATCCTTATAGAAATAAGTATCTATAACTGTATTATTAAAGAATCCTTCTTTATTTACTGAAATAAAATCTTTTAAGTCTTCATTATTATAAGTATAATTAATTGTTTCAAGAAATTCCTCAAGACGATGCTCTTTAGTTTTATCATCTAAGGAAAAAGATACCTTTTCCGGCCATTCATAAATTAAATGACCGTGAAAAAATTTAATTAAGTCTTTTTTGGCTTCGAGGAATCTTTCGAATAGTTCTTCTGTTTTTGGATTATTGATTCCTTGGGAGTAACTGATGACTTTGTTGAACTGTTCTCTAATGCTTTCGATGTCGAAGTCATATGACATTTGACTAATCCTCCAATACAATCTTTACAATACTCGCTGTGTGGGTTCGCAGGGTCAATTTCAAATGCCTCTTCACACTCCGCACACCATTCAACATTACTGGGAATACAATCAGGGCAATAAAAACATGTATGTCCATCTAATCCCTTTACTGGAAATGTTTCATATTCACTAAATAACTGACCGCATCCTCTACAATGAACGTAAAATCCATCACCATCAGTTGGAAAATTCTTACAAATATTATCGAACCAAATGCTATGATAATCACGATAATACTCAAAATTAGGGATATCTTTCTCTTGGAGCATGCGGATTACTTTATTGATTGTGTCAAAAAGAGCACCCGCATTTAATGTTTCAATACGATTATGTTCATTTTTATAACCTACTGAAAGATTTACGCCACAAATTTTCCATTCGGGACATAAAACACTAATATCACTAAACGTGCCAAAATCCTCTACAAATCCAAAAGACTCAATGTAGTCCATAAACTTAGGATTGTAAAGGTCATAAAACACACAATCATTTGTGCCTTGTCTATCTAATTGAATAATATATTTCAAATCAGGAAATGGACACTCAAAATATTGTAATACTAATGCTTCGGCGCCCAATCCACCAATTTCTTCATCAGTGGTAAAAATAATAGAAGGGCGCAAAGACGTATTCCTCAAAATATGAAGAATTGCATATACTCCCGCTCTATCATCCGCACCAAGACCATCGGGCGACCAAAGCACATTTTTTCTTGTGTCATAATATAAATCTTTAACCGGCTTCTCAAATACGGTATCAAGATGAGCTACTAAGGCAATCGGAATATCGCCGACCGCACAAACATACTCTTTACTAATAACTACTTCGGTATATTTAGATTTCAATACATCGGCAACATATTCTCTTAACTCATCTTGCGTCGAGCGAACCAGATATTCAAATAACCAAAGTTCATTAGTTTTAAAACCTCTCACAGTTTATTCTCCTATCTTTTATCTTATATTTATATTATAACATTATTTTTTTTATTTGTCAATTGAGTCCTCTTCCGCCTCGGGGATAGGATTATTCTGCTTACTTGTTTGAACGGCTTTATCTATAACACGAGAGAATATAAACGCGGTTTCACAATAATGGCACGTCCCTTGTCGCTGACAGCGCTGACCGCAATTGATGCGGTTGGGGCCAAAATCTTCGGGAATTCCACGGTTGTCCGCATTATAATTTAGATTAGTTAATAAAAGATTTAGATTACCTTGCCAATGACCGCTTTGGTAGATATCCAAAAGCACGGCTTCCTTAGAGAGCGCGGGTTCATCGAATTCTAATGTCGAGACATATGTTCCGTAATAATCTACATCTTCCGGTCGGACGTAGGAACCGCATATTCCATTTTCTCTTGGAAGGTTATCATCATAGCATTTATTCGCAATCATACGAATTGGAACTTTTGCTTGCTGATTTAATTGTCTCAGATCAAACGTAAGCGGTGCCCCGATGAAAAGTTCGCTGACTCCAAGATCAAGGAGAACGCGGACTTCCGCCCATGTAGTAGCAGGATAAGCAAAATAATACTTTACATCAATATTACACCCATTACGAGTAAGCATATCTTCAAATGCTACGATAAGATCAACCTTATCCTTAAATGAATCAATCTCTTCCCAATTCACTTCTTCATTTTTGCGGATTCTGATAATATATCGTTTATTGGGGAATTTCTAAATCATATCATACATAATGTTTATATCATTATAATTAACCATAAGTTCATCAGCCTTCTCACGAACAACGTCAGGTTGACGCACAGAAACACAATATTTCAAATTATATCACTCCTTTATAATATAATTATAACAAAAAACTCCAATTTTGTCAAGAAAATTCTAAACGGCTTTTTGCTTTTGGACTTTCGGTATGTGCGACCAGCACCGGTCGGAGCAGATAACAAGAAAAAATGGACTGAAAAATTTTCAGTCCATTTAATCATTTAACTCTTAGTCCTCAGCGACAATCTTGCGATAAGCCACTTTCTTGCTGGCCTTACCGCCATCAGCGCCCGGGATAGAAACCTCAGTCTTCTCCGCGCGATTCTCGGCTACAAGAGTGCGAAGTCGATAACTGGCGCGCTGTGCGGAAACGCTCTCATCGCCGAGAGCCTTGACGATCTCAGGGATAGTCATAAACTCATCGTCATAAAGAACATTATAAATCTGCTCAGTCAGCTCATCGCCCTCAGCACGCTTGGCGGCCGCACGCTCCTTAGCCTTGGCAGTCTTCTTATCAAGCAACTCAATCTCATGCTCGCAAAATGCGATCACGTCATTGGGATCATACTTGATCTCACCAGTGTGCATAGCTCCGATAATCGCGGTCAGATAATCGCGCTTAGAAACCTTAACTTCATTAGTCATAATTTTTACCTTAACCTTTCATAAATAACAATTTTATTTTTAGGAAGTATTTCTTCCTTTACCTTACATAAATATTATATATTATTTTTTTTAAAAAATCAAAGAAGGTCTTTGATGTGGGTTAGTGCCATTAACCCAAGAAACGAATTCCTTTTCATTGATATCAAAGAGGTCTCTACCCTTTTCAGTGAGAGTTTCTCCATCGACATAATAATTAGAACGCCAACCGTCTCTGTCTTCTTCAATTTCACCAGTGAAAAAGGTTTTTACTTTTTTATCTCCACAACAATCCCAACAAATATCCACATAGAATCCAACTGGCTTCTTCTGGAATCGAAGGCGAATTTGCTTCATATCATCATAATCTTTGCGGACTCTGCAACAAGGACAAATTTCTGTGCTTTCGTCATAACAATAAGCACAGTAAGTTTTTCCATCGACATTATAAGTGTCATCGACATAAACAATATCGCCACACTTATCGCACTTTACTGCACCCGAACAACTCGTGCAAATGACCATTTCCGCGTTATTCTCTATATCATCGAGGAGAGAATCATCAAGAAGCTCTCCGCAGCACATACACTCAGATTCACCCGAATAATTGAGGTCAATATTATCATCAGTACAGACCTTAGTGGAAATATAAGCATTATGATCTCCATAGATATCATTATACATAAAATTGGTGTCAAGATTGAAATATACACTTGCGTCAAGCTCACCAATAAAATTAATGCTATAATTATGAATCTGATTCAGATACTGAGTATAAGGACCAAAACCGAGATTCTTCTCAGTAAGTTCCTTAATCCAAGAAAGACAAATGCTTTCAAGATTTTCATTACAATAAGGATAGCCCTTAATACCAAGAATAAGGTTCTCGTCTACGATAAAGAGCTCGCGCCAACGCTTACTATTCCACATAACAGGCTGACCGTTCTTATACCAAAGCTCCATATCCTTATCAGATTTGAGATAAGCTTCAAGAATAATAGGAGAGTTCATCATTTCAACAGTTCCCTGACGATACTCACCACCGCCATTCTGCCATCTCATACAAGAGTCCCAGCCGCAGTCATTATCACTCATAGTGATATAATCGAGAGGATGGATAGAAAGACAAAGCTCACCAGAAATATTCTTCTGATTAAGGAACTGAGAATGAGCGATACGGAACTTCTCATAAATATCGCGATCAATATTCAAAATATCACTCATCTTACCGAGCATCTTACTAAGCTTCATACCCTTATTAATCATAAGAGTTTTATTGTTATAGGTAAGCTTAAAAGACTCACCATCATAAATGTTAGACATTAAAGCCTCAACATTCAAAAGATTTGACAGAGTAAAAAACTGATCAGAAGTAAGAACTTTTTCACGATAAAGGTTTCCTACTTCATTATTAAAGGTATTTTTGAATTCGAATCCATCGCTATTCCGACCGAAATAATCATAATAATCATCACTCATATCTTCATATGTGCGAGAATAACTTACCTTACGAGAAATGATAAGATTATCTCCCAGCATCTTATAGAGCCTCTGCTTATTATAAGCCCAAAAGCGGAGAATGTAATCGAGAGATGCCTTCATATCGGAACTATCTCCGCCAAGACCCGCAAAATTGCGGATATACCATTCAATCTTTTCGCAATCTTCTTTGGAAAGGAGCTCAAATAAATTAGCCATATCTTATCAACCTCTTTTTAATATCTTTCTTAACCTTATATATATATTATAATATATTTTTTTATAAAAATAAAGAAAGCCCTTTGCGGTCAATCAAAGGGCTTTCTTTCGAAAGGGGTTTTATTATATTTACTTACAAAGATTACCCATGAACATGAGCGGAAGAAGGTCATCCGCGTTCTTGGAATCCTTCATAAGGAAATACATCATCATAGGATTCTTAGAGAAATCCATGCCACCCTGACCGCCCATCATAGAGAACATCAGCATGGTGTTCATATCAAACTCGCCACTATTCTCACTCATCATGAAAATGGGGAGCATATTGCCAAACGGATTCTCCGCACTCGGCGCATTCTCAGGACTCTTCATAAAAGAGTCAAACAGAGAAACAACACGAGTGTAAAAGTTAAAGTTGAAGCAATTCTTCGTAGGAAGAATCTTCTTCTCCTCACCAGCCTGCGGATCGACAACCGTAATACCGCTATCGCCGACCTCAATTACAAACATAGCCTTGCGGTTATGAACAATAACCATACCAGGGGCGATATCCTTGATGGCAACCGGCATCTTGTAAAGGAACTTACCGCCATCAAAGTTAAAGATATCGACGTCGATAATCTCCTTACTCTCAGGGTTGTAAGAAACCCAAGTGCCATTCGCGTTCTTTACGGCCAGGCCATACATAGACATACGAATGTTATCAGTGGTGCAGGGGCCAAAATCAAAATTAAACGCCTTCATTTTCTTATTTCCTTTCTTATCATCAACATTATTATTAAATGTATTTTGTTCGTTCAAAACTTTATTGATTCGATCATCAATATAATCGTTATCAATCATAGCGCATTTATCTTTAATTGCGTCAATTTGACTACCGAGTGTAGTTGTGCCAAGGGTAGAAGTAGCGAAAATTGCATTAGAATCAATTGAAGCAACTTTTCCAGTTATACAATCACTATCAGGGACTACCGTAATAGGTGTGGCATTTAATTCTCCAAGAATTTTCTGGGCTTCTTCATCGGAAATAGTATTTGCGCAAGAAAATTCTGTGCTCCATATTCCCTTGTCATACACTTTGATATAATCAAGGTCATCGCGGGTTTTGCTTATATCATTATTCTTTTCAACAGTCTTCTTTGCCCTGCGCATCTTATATTCAAGAAACTTTTCAGAACATTCAATCGCATAATCATTTGTAAAAACATTACAAACATTATCAGCTAAAAATTCACCAAAAGAACCATCATCAGCATTGGCAAAGAAAGAATTCATAATGTAAGTATCAGGAAAAACATCAAAGAAAATTTTGCCATTAAGGTCAGATTTAACGACAATTCTAACACTATTTTTAGTAGTCTTTAACTTGCGCCAAAAGACGTAATCAAGCTTATAATACTTACCATCTTGAACTGCTTGACTAAATTTATCTAAAATTTTATCAAAAATATTAGGTGGGAATTTATAAGTTCCCATTACATTAGTTTCAGCCATTTAGTCTCCTCTCCACTTCTCGTCGGATATATTCTATATCGCTATCCGTCAGAGTGAGTTCAGTCTGGAAACTTGTGGCGCCCGCACTAATTTCCTTGATAATTCTTTCAAGTTCCTCAGTGTGATTCGCATAACACATAAACAAATTATCCATTACTCCATCCACTCCAATGTATCTTTATCGTCCCAAAAGAAATCAAACTCAGTATGCGCTTTGCCGTCCTTATCTTTCTTAATAAGGATATCCATCATATGAGCATGAATACCATCTTCGGGATAATCCACTTCCCAAATTTCACGAATCTTATAACGAGAATCGTGCGGAATAGCTAAATGGGTAATGAATTCCTCGGGAGTCCAAGTTTCAGTAGCCGTGCAAAACACCAAGCCATAGTACTCACTATGAATTGCGATTACTCTTTCAATCATTGTTATCCTCTCCTAATATATCACAAATTGCCTGATGACTAAAAATAATCTTTGCTCCAAAATAAGGAGCAGTTTCATCATCAGTGATAATAATTTCCGCGAAAGCAATATCGTATTTATAAAAAATTACAATACGCTTAATTGCTTCTAAATAATCAGAGGCTACCATTACACCCTGAAATTCCTTTTCTTCTGGATCGGTTGTATGGACTATGTAATAATACTTCATTACAAATAACCTCTTTTCTTATTTTCTATATATATTATATATTATTTTTTAAAAATGTCAAAAAGATCTTACCAACCACGACACACGAGCATACTTACATAGTCAGTATCACAAAAGGCATTACGAAGCTCGGCATAAACACGATTCACGTTAGCGAAAATTTCGCGTTCATCTTCATCAACAAGAGATAAATCTTCATCATTGTTAACGAAATAAACTTCGGTATAATCCCAATCACCAAGAATAACATCTAAAACATCATCAATGTCATTCTCTGACCATTCAGGAAAAATATCATGAACCCAAATCCTAAATTGATTTCCATATACAATAGGTTTCAAAATATAATCCATAAAAAAAGTCCTTTCTTAACTTTCTATAAATATTATATAATAATATTTATAAAAAATCAAAAAAGGACTTTTAATTTATTTAATTATTGAATAAATCAGTATCAATGATGGCGAAATTCGCACGATGGATATATACTGCCTTACCATCAATCGTCAACTGAGTAGTCTTAGGAAGATTCTTTGGAATGTCCCAAGAGACGTTATCCCCTACAAACATACAAATGGGGTCGCCCATCTGAGACTGAATCACTACAATTTTGCTACCAGCATCCGCATTATTCAAATTCTTAGATTTCAAATACCACCAAGAAAGATCCCAATAATCATTCCAACGGCGGTCAGTAGGCGTGGAAATGCTAGCTCCATTGCCACTATTAGTCGAGACTTCCGCGGGAATATCTACATCATACTGAATGAGACGGCTATCAGCAAAAACAATAGTAGAACCGCAACTCTCAATATTCTTACCATCAATATCGACACTTACAATGGACGAAAGAGAATAAGAACTAACCCAATGACCGTCCGTGCTATAAGCCCATTCCTTTACCTTATTGGGCTTAATGTCAAAGGTCTCACCCTCGCATTGAAGCCACTGAGTGCCATAATTGTCATAAAAGGTAGCAAGGAAAGAAAGCTTAACATCGCCATCTTCCGGCTCAGCGGTTATTGTAGTTGCTTCTGGACCACCGCACGCAGTCAATGAAAGGCAAAGGATAATCGCAATAATACCACAAATAAATTTCTTCATAATTTAATGCTCCTTCGGATTATTTTCCATATACTTTTTAATACGTTCACCATTGAATCGAGAGGGACATTTGAGACAAATATAACTATTATAATAGTCGCACCAGTGCTTCTCTGTCCCATCAGGATTCAGAGTGGGATTCAACGTATCATACGCACAATACATCTTATCAGTCATTATTTTACCTCACTACATCTTGTTAATGTGTTAATCTTTACATTCTTACGAACATCTTGCGACTTCACGGTTCCGCGAATGTGATAAGTATTTCCAACAATCCAATCACTCTTGGAAGAAGTAATCCACATAAACTGATTACCGTCCGCATCGCTCATAGAATAAGCAATAGTATGACCATATTTGCTTTCAAGAGCGTGCTTATCATCAATTTTCACGGTAATGTCAATGCGGTCGCCGATATTGCCGATCCACTGAGCCAAACTCTCGTCATATACAAGGGCGTCAACCGCGTGCTTTACCACTTCTTCACGATAAAGTTCGCCATCTGCGCCACCGACCTTATCCCAATCAAGACGAATCGGTTCAACATCTGCGGGAAGCGCAGGAATTTCATCACACGAGCGGAAATACCAACCCCACAACCGCGTATAGCGCGCGGAACTCATCTTAAACCAATCATTCTCTTCATCACAATTACCTTTGAAAATCGTGATGTAGCCCGCATCACCAAACCCAAGAACCTGACGATGCGGAGCCATCTTAGTTGCTACCTCTTGGGATTTTTCAGGGTAAAGCTTAGCATACTCCGCGTCTTCATACCAACGCACCTGACGAATAGTCCCGGTTTTCGGGTTCTTCACCTGGATATATTTCTTTCCCGCAGACACATACACGTCGCCAATAAATTCAAATTTCTGAAAACTCGGAGCTACCATACTTTACACCTCCCACATGCTATGTATATTAAAATGTTTTTCGTGCTGTAAGATATAAGCTTCAAGTGTTTCATACTTCTTAGAGCTATTATACTTATTATATAGCTCAAAAGAGCATTTCATATCATCAAAATAATCTTCAATGGACAAATCATGATAAACACAAGTCCAAAGGAAATCTTCATAAGTTCTTTCTTCATAAAAAGAAAGAAGCATTTCATATGCGTCTGAAAGATCACTGCAAGCTAAAATGGGGTAAAACTCATTATATACTAAGTGAACTCTTTTCATAGGATTGTCTGCTCCTCAATATAATATTCATGGCTCTTAAACTGAATTGCGAAACCTTCGGTTGTGATATAGGGAGACCGCATTGCTTGAAGCTTGCTATACCAATCTTTCAAACTGGCGACCTCCGCCCACCACTTTTCCGGCTTAATGGTAAGATAAGAGCTGGTGAATCGCACGGTATCGCTAAGAAATCGCTCATACATTGCTTCCTCTTGGAGAGAAAGAACTGTCTCCTGAGCGTCATCAATAGTTTCTGTAAGAAGAACAATCTCCTCGGTCTCATTATCCCTAATAGCGTAAATCGTTTTCATAATTAAAACTCCTTATACTTTTCATATTCTTCTTTCGAGACTTCCAAAACATTGTATCCACATTCGGCAAGATAAGCATCATACTCATCATGGAAGTCTTCTTCGCTTTGCTGATCCCACCATTCCATAGCGTCATCTTCAACACAAGACTCCGCATACTGTTCCATTTCTCTTTCAGTACCCTTGAAGAAGTGATCCATAGTCTCACCACAGTAGCAGGTATATGTTTGAATATGGTAAAATTTAATTTCCATATTAATCCTCCATCAGATAATCAAATTCATAACCACACAAATGACCTTCCTCAATCCAAGAGATAAAGCAAGCACCGCCTTCTTTATTAGGCCATTCAGAGCAAGAAAGATTCCATTGCTGAGATGCATGCTTAGCCTGAAAGTATTCAATAATTTTATCAACTGCGCTCTCGTCGCAAGTCATTACATCATAACCGCCATGACCATACTCAACGCAAATGTCCTCAATGTCTTCTTTAATTTTAGAATAAGGAATATTAACAGCTCCAAGCATAAGCGTCTCTCCTTTTTTTATCTTCTCTTTAACTTTCTATAAATATTATAATATATTTTTTTATAAAAATAAAGAAAGACCTTATGATTTACATAAGGTCTTTCTTATCATCATCTTTATCAGAAGCTTTCCAGAAACAGCGGATCGCTAAGACAGCCCAAGTAAGAAGTGCGGGAATGGCGATTTCTAAGCCTATACCCTCCATAATATTGATACAGGCCCCACCGCATAGGACGCAAAAACAAACTCCGCCTATTTTATTTATCATCGGGATGGTCCTCCGTGTCTTTATTTTTCGGTAATAAAATCATACCAATATCTAAAAGCAATAGCGCCGGACAGAAGCACCGGAACAATCCAATGAATAGGATGCCCATGGATTCCTTCCAAACAAATAAACGTTGTAAGAAAAGTATAACATCCAGCAATAAGAAATTTTATCACCACTCAAATCCTCCGACAATCGCTAGCATCAAGAAAACCAGAAGCAGAAATTATTCCGGCAAAAGCTACGGTAATAGGCCAAGGGATAGTGCCTCCGGAAGCCCCAACAAAAGTAAAAAAGATAGCCAAAAGCCCATAGGCAACGCCAATTACAATACCAACTTTCACAGTTCAAATCCTCCATACATCATAGCCTGAGAAGAAAAACGAAGCAGACCCGCAATCATTTCGCGGTTCTTAATATCTTTTTTGAGAGTCTCAGGGCAACAACCCGTGGTTTCCTCAACATAGGAGACGAGTTCCGCATTGCGCTCACGAGCTTCCGCCAGTTCTTTCTTCGCGGTTTCCAGTTCCTTTCGGGCTTCCGCGAGTTCACGACAAAGTTGAAGATTACGCGCTTGAAGCTTAGTCTTCTCGCGTTCAAAAGCGAGATCCTTCGCGCTCTTCTTATACTTACTCGTTGCCATTAAGGTTCATCTCCTCTTCATAAAGTTCCTTATAAATCTGAGTGGTTTCGGGATAGCAGAACACATTATACTGATTATAATACTCAGTAGCAAAATGTTCCTCAAATGTTTCAATCTGAGCGTCAATCTCAGTATTAGAATATCCACTTACTTTGATAAACACAGGATCGCCAACACGATTGCGAGTCAAAGAATTAAAATAATCAATGCGATAATACTCAGTCCGCATTTCTTCATCTTCATCTCTATCATCAAGACCATTGGCTCGGTCCCAAAGAGTATCAAGCATCTGCCCGTAAGGGAAGAATCCAAACTCAGGGAACTTTTTACCGAAGACCATTTCAATGCCTTCGGGATACTCTTCGAACTCAGACACTTCAAATGCTCCGAGGAAACCGTTGACATTGTTATATTCAATTTCCTCATTGGAGCCAACCTGATAAACAAACGGCAGACCGCTCTCAATGTCCGCAATAATCGCATTTACGGTTGCAACATAATGCTCATATTCCTTTTCGTCCATAATGGAGAAACCTTCAAGTTCCATCTCATCAGCCCAATTATCAATATAACGAACACAATAAAACATATCGATTACTCCTTTACAATCTCAACGAACATCAATGCCTTCAACCGCATTTTTGCAATTCCAAAGAATATCAAAAGCCTTTGTGATCTTTTCAGTGTTAGCTAACTTAGCAGGAGAGAGATCTATTGCGTCAAAAGCTTCTACGGCTTTATCTTCTTCAAGGTCTTCATAATGAATGGTCTTAAAAATATAAGTTTCATCGTGGCAAATTGCAATCTTATTAACAAAAAGCCAGAAACTATACTTATGAATATCACCTTTGCAGATGATAAACTTATCGTGATAGCCATCATCAAAAACGATTGCGTCAATAAACTTCTCCATAATTATCATTTCCTTTCTTTCACTAACATTTGTTGCTTATTCCTTTACTGACCTAATAAAACTTTCAAGAATTGAAATGTTCAAAGTAAGTTCATCAAGCTCGTCGCTATCAATGATACCTTGCCAGTCAAGCATATCAACATAGGTGTCAATTGTTTCAAGAGCCTTAACCACGTCTTCCTTAGTAAAGGGCTTTTCTACCAACTTCATAATTATCATTCCCTTTCTTAACTTTCTATATATATTATATATTATTTTTTATAAAAAATCAATAAAACTCTTTTTTGGAGGTATCATACAATCAAGGATTCAGCGTATATAATATAGCCTATTCAAGTTTGTTAGCAGAACTATCATACCCACTTATAATCTAACCTTATTGAATAGCACCCCTGAGCGGTATGGGCTGAAACTTTATCCTATTGGGGAAGAGAATGCCCTTCCAGAGTTTTATATTAAGTATTGTGGATATCTACACAACAATACTCGTCAATAAAGAGACTTCTACCGAGGTTCGCAAATTCGCAGTCAAGCTCACTAACGGAAAGTCCAGTGTTATCGCGGACAGGCCAAACTTCCCATTCAATGCCTTCCTCTACCTCTTCTAAGTCGTAATCCTCAAAAGCATGACTATAACCGTCGATTACATCATAAGCCATTCCTTTGCCAATATCATCAGCTTCTGCGACACTATCAACCTCAAAGACACCGCCAGTATTGATGCCGTGGAGTCCGCAATAGACGCTTTCATAAGCATAAATCATTACAACCATTAGATAGTCTCCTTATCAACTTCCATAATCTTTACATAGTAGTCGCCGTAGCCGTGAACGAAAAACCCATCAAACGAAGGCTTTTTACAATATGAGATAGACTTATTTTTTTCCCAACGTTCTTGCGCTTCCTTTTCTCTCTTTCGCCCTGCTTCAAAAGCCTTTTCCTCAGTAGAATAAAGGCCAAGCACCGCGGTATCATCACCGCCAAAACTATCATAATGATAACAAAGAGCATAAACAGTCATTAATGACATACCTCCGTATAATAAGTTCCAAGAGAGCCGTCTGCATTAATCCAAGAGATAATCAACACATAAACCATTTCGATGCCGATTGTATCGAAAACGCAGGGGATCTCAATGTTATACTCGCGGATTCGACCCTCGCCCTTAGCCTTAGAAAAAAGGATCTCGACCGCATTGGCGATATGAACGCCATCCTTAGAAACGAGCATTGCGTATTCATCATCTTCTGGGTCAGTATACTTTCTACCAATCAGATCCCAAAGCTCTACATACATATTTTTTATTTTCCTTTCCTTAACTTTATATATATATTATATTATATTTTTTTATAAAAATAAAATAAGGACTTATGAATTAACATAAGTCCTTATTTTTTAATGAACTGAATGAGCGTCGCCCATATAATAAATAGTTTCACCTACGTCGGTGATTTCGCCACAAACAGTAATGTAAGAGCCTTTCTTGGCATCCTTAATGAAATTGTAAACATCAGAGCCCTTATCCATACTCCAATGAATATTATCCAAGAGAGTAAAATCGTCAGGGTCAGATACAATGGTGAAGTATTTACCATCACTATCAACAATGTCAAGATAACCTGATACTTGAATATACTTACCAGTATACTCTTCCTCAGCCTTGATAGGATAATTTTCTACCATATCAATCATCTTGAAAAGAGATTCGGATGAATATTCCGCGGTTTCCTGCTTATCGGTCTCTTCACCTGAATCAACCGAACTCTGAGACGAGGCTCCCGCGCTTTCTACAATCGGAGTGCGGTATACCATAGGTTCAGGATTGGGATTTCTGATGACATAATCAATCCCCGTAAAGATGATAAGCGCAAGGAGAATATGGAACCACGTCTTATCATAGAAAGGAATCTTTACATTGCCTCCACAAAACGGACAAACTTTTGACTTATCAGAAATGGGCTGACCGCAATGTTTACAAATAATCATTTTTATTCTCCTTACTTTAACTCAATAAAATCAAGTCGATCAACATATTCTCCGGCGTAGATCTTCAACCAAGGATTCGCGCGGTTAGACTTTGCGGCCGCAAGGGTTTCATTATACTCCTGGATTTCTTCATAAAGTTCGGTCGCGCCAAGGTTATTATCATTATCGGTATAATCCTGTTCGAGTCGCCATTCAAGAGCTTCTCGACGAGCCGTATATTTCTCATAGAGAGAATCACTGTATACATTTTCATTGATAATCACAAAAGTAGAAAATACCATTACGATTCCAAAGATAACGATGCCGATGAAGCCAACAATCGAACTAATACAACCAAGAGCAGAATATTTATCCAAACCCCAAACTGCAAGAGCAATAAAGCCCGCAAGCGCAAGAATAAAAACTACATAAAGCATAACTATCTTCTCCTTAATGAATAAAATATTGAATTACTCCATACACTCCTGATATGATTGGGAGCGTAGAGATTATAAGTAGCAAACTTCCGGTAATGACACAAGTGTCAATTAAAAACGTATCTTCGGGAGCACTTGCGCCGTCAGCAAGCTTGAAGATACATAAGGCAAGCCTTGCTATAATTAATCCAAGAATAATTTCTACAATAAACTCTACCATATATCCTCCTCCTTAATCTAAGTCATCGAATAAAACGGATAAAATGCCAAGAGCGCAAAAACAAAGAACTATTACTTTAAGCATAAAAGACTGACTGAATGAAACCGGCAAACAGGCAGAGCAACATGCCCATACCGCAGTAATAATACTTCTCTTTGAGAGACATAGTATCATCATTCAGCAAATCCATATACATAAAGCCGAAAAATACTAATATAATAAATAGCATAATAATCATTTCTCCCATATCTTTTTACCTCCTCGCTTCCGGGCTTTGATCGTGGCTTTGTCGATTGTTTTTCTATGGACGCTCCCGATCTTCGCAGTTGGACCATTTTTCATGAACTGATTCAAGTTCAGAGGGGCGGGGCCAAACACATCCACACAAACATTCTTGTGATAGATGTCCGTCTCTTTATGATTGTGGTCGTGGCCGTGAAGATCGAGAGCCCAGTCCTGCTTAATCGGTTCGTGAGAAAGCATAAGTTTCTCACCAATAAGGAGCGCGCCATCATATACCTCGTCAAAAAGACCGTTGTCCGCGGTAATTTCCCAATACTCAAAGGGAGTGTGGAAATCAAATCCCGAATCAATAGAATACTTACAATCAGGATAAAGACGCTTCATTTCCATAAGCGCTTCATCCTTTTGGTAATAATCCATAGAGAACTTCTTCTTGACGATTTTGCGCTTATAGTTCTCAGAACCCGCATCGTGATTGCCCTTGATGAGAACCTTATAACCGGCGCGCAGTTTCCGCACATAGGAGGTATTACCTACATCACCCAAACAAAGAAGTGTGTCTTTCCGACCGGCTTTGCTGTTTAAAAGTTTTACAAGATCATCGTCAGAAATGCGGTCGGGGTGGCCAATCCGCAAATCTGAATCACCAAAATGCCAATCAGAGGATACCCAGACCGTCTGACCGCCCCAGCGCGTATTAAAGATTTCATAAAGTCCAGGAATCATTTATATCCTCCTTAAAATTCAATCGCATCATACCAGTGGTAGCTAAAACATCCGCCATCAAGAACCATATAAAGAATTTCCGCGAAATTATAATCTTCGCACCAGTAATCTCTGGTCTTTTTTTCGAGGCCAAGATATTCTCTACGCTGAGCTTCCATAATATCGTCTTCAAGCTGACCTTCAAGAAACGCCAGATAGAGTTCCTGAGCGTCAGCTTCTGAAAGACCAGTAAAATTATAAACCTTTGCGGAACCATAATCACTACAATAATCAGTGATTCGATAAACTCTAACGTTCTTCATAAAGTCCTCCTTACATTTCAACCGCATCAACGAAATCAATGAAAACATCATCGGCAACGTTATTCATCATATCGAGATAAGAAGAGAATCTCTTCGTCCAATCGCCGGTCATCTCGCCGTGGTAGTGATACCAGTCATAATCAGAATCCTTCTGAATCGTCTCGAACTGATGTTCCATAAGGCTATCATCGACCATATCTCGGCAATATTCCATAAACATTTCCTGCATATCGGCCTCAGATGCGTTCAGGAAATAGAAATTATGGTCTCCGGCCGTATCACAAAGAATACCAATGGAATGAGTTTTAATCTTAGAATTAGAAGTAGTCATAATTTTTATTTCCTTTCTTTACTTTATATATATATTATATATTATTTTTTATAAAAAATCAAAAAAGGATTTGCGGTTTGCGCAAATCCTTTTAGAGATCAGAGAACGGGAGCATAATTATAATAAATAATCATATCTTCCAATGCGTCTTTGTAAAGTTTTGTATCGAATTTATGACAGTGGAATCGTTTCTCGACATTCTCTTCAATCGCAGACATAGCGATTTCGAGAGCGTCAGACTCACTTACGTTTGTAGCGCAATAAATCTCATCATAAGGCGCGTCATAAACGAATACGACAGGCATACCATTCATATATTATTCCTCCATTAATTGATTTTACCCAAAATTTTTGTTATAATATATTTAGAAATTAAAAGATTTCAATCGCGTCTTCAAAAAGATTGAGAAACTCTTCGGCAGTCTCAGAAGATACAAGAATGCTTGTTGAAGCATTGAATTGCCAATCAATGTAAATAAACGAGAGTGGACCACCACCTGCTTCCGCGATTTCCTTTGCGTAAGTTTCAGAATTTACGGGTCGAATTTCGACGGCATTAATATTGTTAGTATTAATAAGATACTTAGAACCGCGATAGTTGTGAATAATTACGTTCATATAAATGCCTCCTCAGATACAAAATTTTTGAATTGCTTTATAACTGCCATACCATAGGGATCACAGTCGGAAAAAGTGTATTCATAATGAGATTTATCTCTCATATAGATTTCAAGGTCTACTCCCGGAGTCTCGGTAGAAATATCATCATCATCTGAATTATCCATAGTGATGCGATTAGCCACGATCGAGGTAATTTCGTTTATGTTAAGAAAAACGAAGTCGCCGTTAGACATTTTTAAATAAATTAATTCACCTTTGTTCATTTTACTTCTCCACAATATAATCCTTCGCTACGTCTGTTCCTTCTGGAATGTAAAGATAAACCCGCGTTGATTTAGAACAAATGAAGAACCACTCTCTCCAATCGCCATAACGAGGGATGCGCTTTTCAACGTGCGGAACCTGATTAGAGTAAACAACTACCGTATCATTCACAGGATAATTTTTAGTGCTCGTAATGCCATCAGCGCTAAGTGTAAGATAAGTATAGTAAACACTTTCACCCTCGAATGCGCGGTAAGTGTAGATATTGCCATCATTATCCATACTCGTTAGCTCTTGGGCTTCCGTAATTGTATAATCATATTCGGAATAATCTTCTTTAACAGAAGACATTAGAACTCCGCCAAACATTCCAATAGCAAGATACCAACAAACGCCGATCCAAAAAGCAGGAATAATTTGACGGGGAATGTCAACGCGGTCGCGGTGAGACCAATTGCGGAAGAGCTTGGCCTTAGGATCGGAAAGAGTGCTGTAATAGCTATAACTACAATATGCGGAATGAATGGCGAAAATCAGAAAAATAATTAAGGTCGGTAGAACAAATCCGCCCACGAGCGTTTTCAAGAAGAAGATAAGCATATTTAAAAACTCCTTTAAAGAATAGGTTTAAGTTTATCGCAACAATTGAAATCTCTCATACAGCCATTTTCTTCGCTGAAACAAGAACAACCATTTTGGCAAGTATTACGAACAATATCGGGATTACGGACATTCTTGACGGCTTGCATATTTCCAACGATTTCTCGCTTTTGGATCATTTTCGGCGTGTCGGGAGAATCATTAAACGCGCAGTTCACATTTTGTTCACAATTTTGGCACGTCTTTAATTTATCCCAACATTTATCGCAATAAGTGTTGCCTTGATCGTCGATAATCATTTGCTTATGGAAAATTGGAGTATGACATGCTTTACAAGTGTAATATTCACCGCAAAGAAAATTATCGCAGATCGCATGATTTGGGTCAATTGTATTGCCTGTGATTTGACATAATCCGGTCGTTGGTCGATAATAACCGCAGTTATTACAATAAAAAGTCATCATAGCGTTTTAGCAGAATAGGGTTCATCTTCGCCATCAAACCTCAGAATCTTACTGGCGAGTTCGCGGTTAACGCGCAAAGGGCCATCGTCAAGAGGGGTAAATGCGACAGTGATAAGACCATCGAAATATTCTCCTGCCCAACGGCCGGCTTCTGCGAGGGTTTCCGCGAAGATAAAACCGCACGTGAATTTATCTATTTTGTCAGAGTCATCCCAATAGCGCGCTTCATAATAAACAGGATACTGCTTCATATTATTCTCCTTTCTTTAAGAGATTGTAGAGATTAGAAAAATCTCGGGATCATCAAGGCTTTCGATGGGGATTTTAAGAAACTTCGCGTAAGCTTCTTTCATCGTATCATTAAGGCGATAATACTCCTGCGGAGCGATGAAGATGTTGTCGATGCGGACGGCCTCGCCCGCGGAAGACTCACCGAGAAGATAGCCGAAGATAGGATTCTCGTCATTATCATAGTCGCTTGCACGATGCCAATAACCTTCCTCGGTAAGCTGTTCGATAGCCTCAGTCATATTGTTATAGTTTTCAAGAAGGTTCTTGGGGACTTTATAGCCACACACGAGCTTAGAACCAAAATCAACAGACATATTACTTATTCTCCTTAAAAATAGAATTGATAAAAGTGCTATATTCAGTGGGTCTTACATAATACGCGGTTTTTATCTTATTATCCCAAAGAATCGTCATAAGCTTGTCAGACCCAGAATTTTTTACGGCAATTGAATAAATATGAGTCGTATTGATGATATGGGTTTGACCTTGATTATCAATAAGTTTAGCAAGCATTTTTTATCACCTTTAATAGTTTTTCTTTATTTTATATTTATATTATATATTAAAATTTAATAAAAATCAATAAATGTTTTTTGAATTAAATGAAAAATAAACCGCATTTGGGCAAACATATTAAATGTAATTAAAATAGGTAAAAATTGTGGGTAATTTTTCATAGTTACCTATGTAGGTATTAGAGATCGCTATGTTTAGGATAGAAGGAACATTAGACGGGAAAACCGCGTCTTTTTACCAAAAATGGTCATTTCAAATGAAAATGGTCAAAATTTTCTGATAAATGGTCAAAATTTTCTATATTTTTGTCCGTTTTTTTCTATATTTTTGGTTAAAAATTTCTATAAAAATGGTCAAAATTTTCTGATAAATGGTCATAAAATTTAGGTCAGGAACAATTAATAGAGTGGGAATAATTTTTATATAATAGTGAGAGGAGGTGTGTTATGGAGATAAAGAAAAATTCTCGATAGATTCCATCTACTTCGGCTATTATACGAGAAAAAGATTATTGTGATTTGTTATATGCTTGGCTTCAATGTAATTCAGAAAGAATAAATGCTACAAGTGTTGGTCGTCGTATTAATAAGTCTTTGGTTAAGTGGGTTGCTATTGAGAAGGATTTTACCAGAACATTATCAGATGGAACTACTGAAAAAGTAATGTCAAGAAAAACTATTGCGAAATATTTTAAGCATTTAGAAGAAAAAGGATTAATTCAATTACAAAGTGATGGATATTATTATTTGACTGTGTTGGATGAAGAAGAAGCTAATTTAATTGAATACAATACTTTATCTAAATTAATAAATGTATTTTAGAAAAATAGTTTAAGTATTTATATTTATTTGTTTAATAGATATTATGCGAGTGGTTTTTAGCCATTTATTGCTACTATTAAATAGATAAAAGATTTTATAGGTATTGCAACTACTACAACATCTAATAATATTATTGTAGATGATACAATTGATATTTTAAAAAGATTAGGATTATTAGATTATAAGATTAAGTTTGAAGAAAATAAAAGTTATTTAGAGTTTTAGTGGGTGAAGAACTCGTTAGAATGAAAATGGTCAAAATTTTCTGATGGAGTGGTCAAAATTTTCTGATAAATGGTCAAAATTTTCTATAAAATGGTCGTTTTTTAGAAACCTATTAAATAGTAATAGATAATAGTTTTTAATAGAGGGGATATATATTATAAAACTCCGGGCTACGCCCTTCGTTTTATAATATATATCCATCACTGAGTTAATAAAAAGAAAGGTGATAAATACAATGGTTGATGATAATAGAAGAATAAATAATTTTGATTTTGCTATTTATGATTTTTTATGTTCGTTAGGAAAATTTGATTTAGCAAAAGATTTAGCAGATGGTCTTATGTCATAGAAATTTTATTCAGAGTATAATGGAGATAATGAATTAGTAGCTGAATATTTAAATTTTTTTACTTAGAGTTATGTAAATAGTATAATTAAAGATGATTATGAAGAATTAACAAAAGAAAATTCTTTTTTATGAGAGGATTTATGAAAAATATAGAAATAAAAAATTAGAATAAAGATGATATTGGTATTATTACTGGTAAATTATCTTTAAATGGATTAAGAGTATATTTATTTTTAATTAATAATAATTTAAATTAGTTCGAAATAGAAGATTATGCTAATTGGTTAGGTAAAGATTATGATTCTAATAGTAATAAAAGTAGAGCTATTAGAAAATCATTGAATGATGGAATATAGAATTTATTAGATAATAATTATTTAATTGAAAGAGATAAGGATAATTATATTTTAGTGTAAAAGGAGTAAAATATGAGTTATAGTTATGAAGATGTAATAAGAGGAGGAAAGGGTAATCCTTCGATAATAAGATTTGTAAGAGGAACGCAAGAATAGTTTGATAAAATGGATAAAACAGGTATGATAAAACCTGATTTATATATGAAAGATGATATTCTTTATTTTGTTATTCCAGACGACATAAAGCCAATTAAAGTAAAATATGATGATAGAAAAGTAGAATGGGATGAATCAGGTGTAGGAACTTTAATTAAAAATAATGATAAACCTGAATCAATAGAAGAGAATCCATTCTTACAAGAATATATTTAACTCGGATACTACGTATCCTCGTTGATAGGGGTATTATTGACTTCGGGCATAAATGCCCTCGTTTATAGGGGTATTATTGACTTATAATAAATAATATATTATAATATAAATAATAAAAGAAAAGTGAAATAAAATTTTGGCCCGTCCGGCCTGAGGACTAAATTTGAAGTGAAATACCGGGGTATATTCTTTTTAAGTGTATACGGGGAATATGTTCCGGGGAGCATTTTAAATAATGAAATGAAAGTAAGGATTTGAAAACTGAAATGAAATTTACGATTGAAGAATTAAAGAAGAATAATGGAGAAAAGGTAGGCGTCTTCCGCAATTGGAATGTTATTGCAACTACTAAAAAAGAGTTCTTTAATAGAGAAAATACGCAAGGCGCATATCTTATTTGGGATGACTGTAATAAGTTGGTTTTTAATGGGAAAGTTGTTGGTCGAATTACTGAGAATGGTAGAGTTGAATATATCGAGAGTGAATATAGATATGTGAAGCCGGTCTTGCAGGAGGAGAGACCGCAGACTACTAATGTTGTTGCTCTTGGATCAGAAGATGTGGATCTTAGTAAGCGTACACTTGCTGATGACATTCTTGATAGCGCATTTAAAACAAAGTTGGAAGAGCTTTTAGCAGATTCGAACACTACGTGTTCTCATTGAGGAGGGTATTATGACTAGTGTTATTTGTTTTTTACTTGGTGTTGCTGTTGGATATTGTATATGGAACGCTGGAAGAGATCGTTAATAGACCTATATTGGTTGATTCGCTTCTGGATAGTAATTAAGCTGATGGGTTCGGAATCGGAAGACGTGGAATAAAATTAATATAATTAATTAAGATTGTTGAAAATCGTGGTTGTGCCCTGTCGATCGGTTTAACCAATCACCAACCACATTTCCTCGTCTCCGTCTCCGATCTCCGAACCTAAAAAAAAGAGAGACTTTTTTCAGTCTCTCTTTTTTCATATTAAGCAATTCTTGGTGAAATTGTCGATTCTTAGAATGTTTTATCTTCCACCCGACACATTATTCACTTATTGATGAAAGTGTTCAAAAAATCGGCAATTACATCATCATCAGTTCTCTTGACCTTCTTAACCTTTACCGGCTCACTCTTGGGAAAAAGCACGTCAAGAAGATCGTTAACCCCGGTCATAAGACCATAAACCTCAGCAAAGATATTCTCCACATCGGACGCGGTCAACGCGGAATCCTTGTAGCCATTAAGAGCGGCATACTCGTTAATCCGATCGGCGATTTCCTGCGCGAGCGCGGTCTTCCGATCGGCCTGCTTGGACTCCTTCTCCACTTGCTTAACCGCATCGTTTAGAGACTTAGCCATCTCGTCCGCAATAGCCTGAGCGTCCTCACCATTCTTCAAACGAGCAACAATATCATTCATATCCATATGAATACCTCTTTTCTTATTTTCTATATATATTATATACTTTTTTTTTAAAAATGTCAAGATTTTTTTAGACGAAAACATACGTGTGAAACAATGTAAGGGCGAAGCAATTTTTAATTAATCATAAAGGCATATGATCCTACGCGGGCTTAAAAAAGTCTTTTTTTACTATTATAACATATTTTTTATAAAAAGTCAATTTTCGGGATTTTTCTGGGCCATATGGAGAGGTGCTAGAAGTATGAAAAATTTTGCATATGGGTATACCGATCGGAAACTCGGGCCGGGACGTCCCACCCCGGCCCGGCCATTATACCACATTTTCCGATCGGTGTCAATAGGTAAAATGCACAAAAAAATCAGCAGGTTTTAGTCAACCTGCTGATTGAATATTTATGCAAGAAATGCACTTACAATTTCATCGAAAACCGTGGGGTTAATGTCCACGTTAAAAAAGCGGTCATTCTTGCGGAACGCTTTGGGGTATCGTCTAATCAATTCCGCACGCAACGCGCTTTCCGCGCCCTCGGCGGGATAGTCCCCGCAAGAACGGATTCGATGAACTTCAACGCGCGTGATAGAATACTTTTTCGCATACTCGCCGATTTCATCACGCAAGCGCCCAACAACGTCTTTTGCGGAAGTGCCTACCTTGTTAAATTCAAGTTTGTTGTTGTTGTAAAACTTGAAAAAGTAGACCGCTTGAACGTCTTTCAGATTCTCGCCACAATTAGGCATAAACTCCATTGAAACAGGCGGTCTACCGTCCTTAAATCGGCGTAGCTTAATAGTAATTTCTTCCATTGACACAAAATCCTCTCTATTGATTGAGGTTTACCATCGTTCTCTCAACCATTATTTTTTGCACTTTTTGACTTATTTTTGGGTGAAAAACCGCATTTTTCAGCGGTTTTTCACCCTTTTTCGTCAGTTTTTGGGCTTTCGCTTCTGAATCAGGGTCAATTCGTAGTCATTTTCGCCCACATGGAACGCAATCATGCGCTCCACATTCGTAATTTCCACATTTTCGCACGCATTTTCGCTGTTTTCACGCAAAAAAGTCGCAAGTTCAGCGATAATCGAGCGTTTTGTGGGGTTTTCCTTGCGCTGTCGCTTCTCGAATTTATAAGCGGTCGGCGCTTTGCGTGTTCCGGTCTTAGAATACTTGTTAGCTTCTTTGAGCTTTTCCGCAGACAGGTCAAAGTCCTTGGCGATTCCATGGTCAATGTCATCATCGTCCATGAGAATTTCTTTTGCTTCCTCGGCAGTACAATCTAACTTTTTCATCAGATTGTCAATCTTTGCCTGAAAGTCCTTTTCACTCATTTTAGGCATTTCTTTTGCCCCCTTTCAAGTATGATTATAACACCGCCGTCAGCAAATGTCAAGAGAAATTTTTGGGAGCGCCTGATTTTTTTCAGGCGCTCCCCCTGAATCAGTGGGCGAGACGGAAGTAGGACTTGCGCTTGTCCACAATCTTCTCGACGCCGTTCGCTTCAATCATCTGACGCAGAAGAGCGGAAACGCGCTGATTGGAATACTCCGCAAGCTCGGGAACGCCCTTGATGAGGTCGGTTACGGTATACAGCTTGTCAGGGTTTGCGGTCATCTCGTCCAGAATGACCTGCTTCACGGCGTCATTCTCCATCTGCTTGGCCGTGGGCTTCTTATCGCCCGCGTTCTTCTTGGCGAGAAGTTCAATCTCATGCTCGATGAACGTCACCATATCAGGATTGGCCTGAACCTCGCTCATTTTGAGCAGAGCCTCGAAACGGTCGCGCTTGGTGAGCTTCTTAACAGTAGAAGTAGACATAGTATCAATTCCTTTCTTTGGCGGTAGGTCGCTACCCTTTTGATATATTGAGTATACCACATTTTAGAGTGCTTGTCAAGAGGTTTCGCAAACTTTTCACACGAATTACTACCCCGACCTGACGGATAATTTATTGTTTGTTGGTTCAATCTATCTGTCAGCGAAAATCGCTTCGAGTATAGTTGGCTCAATCAAACTCACTTTCGCGTTCAACGTTTGGCTTTACAACGTGGTGTATTATGTTTACTTCCTGTACTTTCGCAAGGTCGCGCGCCCTCGGATTTCTTGGGCTACTCCCTCTTGACATTTTCTATTGTAGCACACTTGCTGGGATTTGTCAAGAGGTTTTCAAGAAAAAACTCATGAATTTTTTCTTTTATCCCGTGCGTTCCGCTCCGAAGAGACCTTAACGTAATAGGTGAACGGTCTATTGCTACTTCCAACCGTAGCCCCACACCGACCTGTGGCTCAGGGGTTTCCCTCTTGACATTATCTATTATAGCAGATTCCACGTAGATTACAATTGACAAAATAACCAAATTACGGGAAAAAATTTTCTTTACTTTTGTGCAACTTTTCTCTTGACAAAATTGGCGGGGCGTGGTATAATGGTGAATTCGGCCCGCTTTGGACGTTAGCGGGCCGGCCAATTTTAACACAAAAATCCACGTTTGTCAATAGGTAAAATAGACAAAAAAAACTGCCCATTTTTGGGCAGTTTTTCATTTTAGTCCAGCAGGTTAATTTCGCCGGGAATTCTGAAAGAATCAGCGTCCAGCGTGGAATTGTAGTCCTCGGTAAAGAGTTCAATCATTCCACATTCCATGATGTAATTCTGAACCGACCGCCGAACATTGTTCCAAAGGTCAGTCTTTCGGCTTTCCGCTCGGGCTTCCTTGGCTTCCTTTGCCTGAGCGATGAGTTCGTCCAGTTCCTCGTCAGTCATGTAATTAAAATCCAAATCCATTTTCAAAACTCCCCTTTAATGGCTTCTTTCCACGCGTCCCAGCCGAACTTTTCTTCGCGGTCTAACTTCTTGCCAATGTCTTTTGCGGTCAGCAGGTCAAGCTCGTCCGCGATTTCCTCTTCAAAGTTTACCCAAGAGTCGTAGGTCTGAATAATGAAAACTTCGTCGGCTTCAAAGATGCCGCCGCACTCGGCGCAGATAATATAGTCATGGTCGATTAAAATGCCCATGTGAGGGTCATTATCATCAGGGACTACAAAAAGCACTTGCTTAGCTTCCATAGAAAACACCTCTTTCATTTGATACATTGATTATACCATAGGGAATAGGACTTGTCAAGCCCTATTCCCTATTTTTTTTAGCCCATGTTTACAACGGGATTTTCCTTAATGTTTCGCATGAGCGCGCGCTGAAACTCGGTAGGCTTGGGGCGCTTCACCGTGGGAGTTTTGAAAAGAGACTTTTCCATTTCCTTGTGCTGTCGGACGCAATAGCGCAAAATCTCAACTTCAATGAGAACATCTTCTAATCCCGTGTGGGATTCATCAAAGCTATCTTCACCGCTGATAAAGCGATAGAGAATTTCAGCGGTGAAACGGAGCTGTCCGTTCTTGGTCTTATAGCCGTTCTTTTCGCAATAGTCGCGGTAAGTAGGCATTTTGCCGATGACCTGTCGCGCCATTTTCAACGTGTCCCATATTTCAAGGTCGTAGGGGAAGAAATAGCGATACTTGCTTTTCGTGTCCCATCTTTGCGCGTTGTTGCAGGCGTTAAGGTCGAACCGCATATTGTGAGCGCACACAAAAGAACAGTTATAACGCTCAACGCAATCACAAAATGCCTGACGAATTTCATAAAGGTCAGCCATAATGCGCGAACCGTTCTTAATGTCCTCGACATAGCGGGGAATCTTGTTGGCGTAGTATGCGGACTGCATCAGGTCGCGCTCGTAGCAGAAAATGTCTCGATTCACAAAGGAATAAGTTTCATAAACATTGCCCTTGGAATCAATGACCGCCCAGCCGAAGTCGTAGGGAAGTACATTTGACATATCCAGCTTATCGCCGTCCTGAATGGTATTCGCGGTTTCCGTGTCCAGCATAATACCGTAGTTTTTGCGCCTATCAATACCCATTTTATCGTCTCCTATTGGAAAAGTAGATTGAGGTTTACCATCGTTCTCTCAACCTCTGATAATAGTATAGCACTTTGCTATTGGTTTGTCAACAGTTTTTTTGTAGGGCAGGGGATTTTTTTATCCCCTGCCCTTTTCCCTTTACGCGAGGGAGAAGTAGGACTTGCGCTTGTCAACCGTCTTGACAACCGTGCCTGCGTCAATCATCTGACGCAGAAGAGCGGAAACGCGCTGATTGGAATACTCCGCAAGCTCGGGAACGCCCTTGATGAGGTCGGTTACGGTATACAGCTTGTCAGGGTTTGCGGTCATCTCGTCCAGAATGACCTGCTTCACGGCGTCATTCTCCATCTGCTTGGCCGTGGGCTTCTTATCGCCCGCGTTCTTCTTGGCGAGAAGTTCAATCTCATGCTCGATGAACGTCACCATATCAGGATTGGCCTGAACCTCGCTCATTTTGAGCAGAGCCTCGAAACGGTCGCGCTTGGTGAGCTTCTTAGTCGTAGTAGTAGAAGTAGCCATAGTATCAATTCCTTTCTGATTTTTAAGACTGTCCTTGTCTTTGATGTAGTTATTATATCATAGGCGGAGCAGGCTGTCAATAGTTTTTGTAAATTTTTTTTAGGGGCGGTCGCGAGGTTTATTACTATACATCTTGTTTATACCTACCTTTATCTATAATCATAAACCAATTCATTTTACTAAGCCATTAGTTTTTAAGGCGGTGGACGAGCATCAGAAATCATTTTGTTTACCTCTCTCATTTGATGTATTCATTATACCCTACGTTGAGCGGTTTGTCAAGGGGTTTTTCAAACTTTTTTGAAAGTTTGTTCGGCACGCCACGCTTGGAACATTCCGTCGGATTTTGGTATAATGGTCAAGGGAACTGCCTTTCCGCAGGTCTTACTCTTTCCTCCTGACATTATGTAGTATAGCAGATTGGTATTGATTTGTCTATTGGTAAAATAACTAAATAACGGGAAAAAATAAAATTGAAATTTGTACGAAATTTCTCTTGACAAAAATGCTGGCGGGGTGTATAATGGTAAATTCCGGCCGTAGCGCGCGGAAACGGCCGGCCCATTATATCACATTCAAGGAACTTTGTCAATAGTCAAAGTAAACAAAAAAATCTCCCCATTTTTGGGGAGATTTTCTTTTAGCCAATCACATTGACCTCGGTTTTGACAGGCGTTACCATCTTGTCGCGCGGGAACTCGCGAACCTGACCCGTTTCAAGATTCACCGCGTAGCAATACTGCGGGCCTCTCGACCGGACAAACGGCGTGTTGTTGTTGCTGTCAATTTTGAGATACATTCCCATACCGCTACCGTTGGAGCGCAGAGTGGTGAACGTGCCACCGCTGAGAATGTTGATAATCTGGAACTGACCCTTAGTGCCAAAATTTACTTTCATTTTTATTTCCCCTTTTAGAATTCTTCTAAGAAATGAATTGGTTTATGGTTTGGTCTGAAAAATGCCATTCCCTCAGTATAAAGAGAATTAAACAAATCCGCGGACACTTCAAACCATTCTGTGCCACTAATGCGATTGCCTAACTCACTTAAAGTCAGATGACAAGAATTTTCCATGTCTCGACTTCCGGCGCAAGTGCTACGCATTATTGCTTTCGGATTGTGGCTATAATAGCTTTTACGACGCTTTGCGAGGTTTTTAGTGCCGTCAGAATAGCCAACTTTAACCAAATAGCTATTGGTTAAATTATCCATCATCAAATACAGCATTTTTACCTCACAGCAGATGAGTATGAACCCAATCTGCGGTCACAAGTCCGATTTCCTTAGAGACAACCGTTTCATAGCGGTAATTACCACCAGCAGTTCGTCCGGTCACTTTGGCGAGAACGCCAAGGGTAAGCCAAAAGTAAGGCATCATTTTTATCATCCCTTTGAACCGACCGAGAAGATGGACTGTAAAAGCACGAGAATAATCCAAATTGCGAGTGCCAACTTCCACGAGAACACGATGACGAAAGTGCCGATTGCGGTGATACCAAGAGCGGGAAGAAGCCAACAGAGAAGCCAAACCAAACCCGAGGTAAGCAGGAACGAAACGGCGAGAGACAGCAGAATCAAAAGAACAATCATTTTATTTTCCCCTTTTCATTTGATGTATTTATTATACCATTGGAGTAGGGCTTTGTCAAGCCCTTTTCTCCAAAAGTTCCGAAAGTTTTTCGATAATGTTTACTGCGGTCGGGTCAATAGTAGCGCCCAAGTGCCAACCATTCCGAACCTTTTCATTATCGTCAACCAAGATGGATACGTCATAGCGGTCGCGCACGCTGTCGGCTTTGGTCGCACCATACTGGACGCCGTGGAAGTGGTCATAGTGGAAGCCCTGTTCTTCAAGCCACGCACGCTTTGCTTCACGAACGGCGTTCTTGTATTCCTCGCTCGAATTTTTGGAAAGCCAAGTGATGATATTGATTTCCCAACCCTCGGCGCGGAGAAGTTCGCAAACCTCATTCAGTTCAGCCATATCACACATAGGAACGGCAGTTCGATAGGGCTTAGGATTTTCCGAACGGAGAAGCGCGAGCCAATCCTTGACGCCGTAGAGGTCAGCGATAGTGCCGTCCATGTCAAAGTTGATGGAGCGTCGAGTGGCTACAACGTGGGACTTGATGTAAGTAATTTTCATTGGTGTTTACCCCTTTCCTTTACTGTATCTGTATTATACCACTATTGGATTTGCTTGTCAAGTGTTTTTTTCAAAATTTTCGCGGTCTTTCTCAATACACGAAAGATAAGAAATTAAGCAAAATCAGCATAGGAATAGCGTAGACGATATTGAAAGAGTCCCACCCGAGACTTTCACAAGAATAAGCAAAAATAAAGCCAAAAACGAGGCCGAAAATGCCGATTAAAATAATCATTCTAAATCCTCTATATGACCGTAGTGTTCGTTGATATGCCATTCAAGATAGGCATTAGTCGCAATCTGAATTTCTATATCTAACCAGTTATAAAAATCCTCGGGGTCGCGGGCCATGCGTTCATTAATAATATCAGCAAGAGAAACGCGATGAGCAAGGAATTCCGAAATATCAAGAGAATCCATAGAAGAAAGAAGCTCTTCCACACATTCTCCGCGAGTAGAGAACTTTTCAGTAGAAAAATCGTGAGTGTAATACATTGTTTGTATCCCCTTTCCTTTACGGTAATCATAGTATAGCAGATTATTACATTCTTGTCTATTGATAAAATAACCAAATTCAGGAAAATAATTAGTTGGACTTTTGGCTAAATTTCCTATTGACAAATTGCTGAGATGGTGGTATAATGGAATTTCCGGCCGTGGCAGGCGCAAACGGCCGGCCATTTTATCACACTATTGGATTTTTGTCAATAGGCAAAATAGACAAAAAAATGAGGTGAAAATTCACCTCAAATTTTATCTGTGATAACTGGTAGTAATGGTTTTGAAAATTTGATAAATGCTTTCATCTTCCATCAACTTTTGGATAAAAGCATCAGCTTCTTCTTCGGAATCAAAACTGACTCGATTGTCATAATATTGGTCCCAAGGATTCTTGCCACTGTATTTAACACTGAATGTCTTTTCAATTTCCATTTTATTTACCCCTTTGCTTTGATGGCTTTATTATAGCACAAGGGACTTGTTTTATCAAGCCCCTTGTGCTATTTTTTAACACTCAGACGCAATGCTGAGGTAGCGGACAATCATGTCCATTTCGCAACCCATGTCCTGCTGGTCGCAAACCGCATAACCCACAAGGTCGCCGTCCGCACAAATCGGGTAAACGCCATAAGTGTTATTGAAAACAAACGGCTTTCTTTCAAATTCCCACTGGGTCGGAACGTAGGCCGGATAGTTTTCCATACCCCGCAGTTTCACGGTAGTGTCATAGATTGCGATAGGGCGCAGACCGGAATTCGATGCCATTGTAATAGCGGTTCGCAGAGCTTCTTCGGTCAGCGAGCCAAGCACCGAATATCTCTTGAAGCAAACGCAGTCGTTGTCTTCAATGAAGATTTCGAGCGGGTCGCCCTCACGAATCTTCAAAGTTCGGCGAATCTCTTTCGGAATGACCACACGTCCGAGGTCATCAATTCTGCGGATAATACCAGTAGCTTTCATTTTAATTTTCCCCTTTCACTTGATACGTTAAGTATAGCAGAACAAAAGGCTTTTGTCAAGCCCTTTATTCAAGATTTTTGCTTTCATAAGCAGAAATTTTTCCATCGCATTTAAGCGCGATTTCCTTGACTGCTTTTGTTTGCTCTTGTGTGGAACAATAGCAATTAAACATCGTCCATTTACCCGCATAGAAGTAATTACAAGGAATGTCATAATCACTTACCATTAACTTTACAAGGTCGGCATTGTAATCTGCGGGAACGGCAAACTCGACTTTCCAAAGTTTATCCTTGCGAGCTTTTTCTTCAATCCACTTGACAAGGTAAACGCCCACGAAATTACAAACGGCAGTAATAGCCATTTTTACCCAAATAGGCATACCGTCCGCGGAAGTAAGCACAATCACATAGGAATAAAAACCGTATGTAATAGCGTTGATGAAAGACGCGCTAAACTTTCCGCCATTGACAGTCAAAATGCTTTTGATAGTTGACAGAATCACATTCACCGCCGTGCAAAGCGCGAACAGAAGAATTGTATTCATTATTATCACCCTTTCCTTTTTCTATTATAATAATATCATATTATAATAGAAATGTCAATAGAGAGTTTTTAATTTACTCTTTTAATTTTTCTAATAGGTCATCAGCACATTCATAGCTGATGTTCCGGCGGTCGCACTCGTTGGACAAAGGACAACAAGCGCAGTCATTAAAGGTTTCCGTCCAAGCGCGCAACCAGTCAATCAAGCGCAAAGTATCAACTTCTTCATACATTACAATTCACTCCATTCTTTCCACTTTTTATTAATGGACTTTTCATATTCTTCTTGCTTGATTCCGTCCGCAATCACTTTTCTGACTGCTTCATCAATAGTGGGGTATCTGTCAATCAGAACGTAGTCGTAAGTGAAAACGCGCGTACGCCCAAAAAATCGGCGGTTCTGACGGATAACTTCATTAACGTAAATGGAAAGTAAACCAAATTCGTCTCCATATACCTCAACCTCAAAGGTGCGGTTTTCATAGGTATAAACTTTCGGCTTAGCCATTTTAATTTACCTCTTTCCTAATTTCTATATTGAGTATACCATAGACAAGGGGCTTTGTCAAGCCCCTTTTTCATTTTTAATGCGTAAAAGAAATGCCTTATTCCACAGTTTCTTTGCTGTTGGTTCTACCCAAAAATAAAAATTGCCAAATAAATGGAACACTCGCGTTGGTGGGACATTTGTTTTCTTCACGCTATCAAATGTTTCTTGTGCTACTGGATAAAAAATTGTCAATTTGAGGAACATCGAATAGAAAGCCAAAGGAATGAAGCCGATAATCAGAGCAATCCATGCAAGAACGTCAGTTAAAGTGTTTTCCCATTCACACCATTCATCGGTAATTGTAGCGAACGCAATACCCACGCAAAACGCGAGAATCAACCAATACCATGCAACCATCATTTTAGCCCCCTTTATTTGTTGTATACATCTTACCAAATTTTGGGAATTTTGTCTATTGGCATTTTACACAAAAATTCGTGCGAAAATTTGTTGAATCTACCTCTTGACAAAAAACTCGGCGCGCCACAATCGTCCGCGCGCCGACAATTTTATCACATTCAAGGAACTTTGTCAATAGTGAAATTAAATAAAAAAAATCACCCAAATTGGGTGATTTTTCATTTAGCTTTCTACGGCTTCGAGGTCAATGAGAATGGGGACGAGCTTGTCTTCAAGAAGCGCGACACGCTCAATCATTTCATTTGCCTCTGCGCCGCCCGATGGGTATCTCTTCTGAATACCGTATCGAGCCATTCTGCATACCGTTTCAACAACCTCGCTCAGTTTTTCATTCTTCATTTTTTTTATCTCCATTCAATTTATTTTTTGGAAAGGGTGGCGATTGTTTTAGGCACAACCGCCAAAGCCATAGGAAAGGGGGAGAAAAACACGAACAAAAGTTCGGTTTTGTCAAGGGATAATCAGTTCCGCGTCATAGACAGGCCGAACCATGCAAGGTGCGCCAAAGCAGTCGAGATTGTAAGTGTCCAAATTGAGCGCGTTCCATTCTTCTGCGCCGGTATCTTCATCAACCACTGACGCGGTTTTGATGTAATAGACATTTCCAGAAGCAGGGTCTTGAAAAATCATACCCTCGGGAAGGTCTTCAAATGCAACCATTTTATTGCTATGCTTAACAGTAATTTTCATTTCGTTCACCCTTTATAATAGTATTTGTAAGCCCATTCGATAATTTCATGGCTTGTGGTAGTCCATTCCTTTTTGGGGCTATCGAATTTTTCCGCATACTTTTTGATGTAGTTATTATACTCCATGCGTGCGGTGTCGTATGCTCCAATAGCCACAATTAAGGCGTGCTTCGCTTTTTCGGCGTCAGAAACAGCTTTCTTGCGGTCAGCGCCATCGGGATAGAGGTTAATCACTCCTACGCGCGTAATGGCTTGCCTTGTCTTTTCAAGCAGGCGGTCGCGCTCTTCCCAAACCTTATAAAGCATTTCGTCCGCGCGGTCTTCATAAGGATTGAATGGCTTGTCTTTCTTCTTGCTGAACATTTTTCTTTTTCTCCTTTTCCTGTTTATTCCACATTCTATCAAAGAACGCATTTGCGAGGACACGCTTGTAAAGATTGTCAGGCATGGGGCGCTCACCGTGCTTGTTTCTCCATATCGCGGTGATTTTATCAATATCCGCGATATAGGCTGTAATGAGTGTACCGTCCTTGGCGCTACGGATAAGAAGAATACCGGTTGTAGTGATAGTGTAGAGAACATCGTCCTCAACGCTGTCGATATACGGTTCGCCGATTCCTACATTATCGTAGATGAAGAGCAGGCGGTCAATGCGGTCTTGCGTGGCGTGTTTTGACATTTTGATAAGCATTTGTTTTACCTCTTTCTTTTCCTCTTGGATTGATTGTATTATATCATGCGAAAGGGCTTTTATCAAGCCTTTTTTATCAGAAATGATAATTTCTGATGATGGCGTCGAACTTGGGAGCATATACGGTTTCCCACTGCTCTTCAAGAGTCTGGTCATTTGTGCGATATAATTCCCACGAGACTGCGCCATAAGCGTTGTGCTTGAAAAACTCGGCGTCGCAGGGCATTTGCTCGGCATAGAGAAGCTGGGTCTTGATAAAAGAGTGAATGTTGTAGTTAGTCATTTTATTTACCTCATCTTTCTGTTCCCTTGGAACAATTATAGTATAGCAAATGCTTAGGCATTTGTCTATTGACGGATCGCACAAAATTGGGAAAAATAATTTGTGTAAATTTTCGCAACTTTTTGCTTGACAAATTGCTGGCCCTGTGATATAATGGAAATTCCGGGCGCGTGGGCCGTGCGCGCCCGGCCGAACGACCATTGTTAAATTTTTCACAAAAATGAAATAGAAAGGGCGCGGTAATTATCGGCTACCGCGCAAACCATAGTATGAAAAATTTGTTTACTACTTCAAGAGGCTTACCATTTCCTCTTGACATGATTATAATACCACAACGGAGCGAGTTTGTCAATAGTTTTTTGAAAAAAATTTTCAGGCGAGATAATTAAATCTCGCCTGAAAATTATTCGTCCCAAATAGCTCCCGCTATCCAGAAGTATTCATAGCGGAGTTTTGACTGAATCGCAAATAAAGCGTCCGCAAGTTCTCCACCGTCTCTATAATCTTCCTCGTTGGAAAATTCCTTGCTCTCTTTCGCAATTCTTTGAGCCAACTTTTCAATGGCGTCTGCCTGTTCTCTCAAAGCCTGCGGGATAGGTTTTTCATTCATTATCTGTTTCCCCCTTTGCAAAATTAGAAGTTAGTTCTAACGTATGTCCGCATTTATCACAATACCAATAGTAAAAAACTGTTCCATGCCGACCGTGAGAAGCATTTACAAATTCCATTTCATTTCCGCAGATGGAGCAATAGCCGTCATTCCATGCTTTTTTATCGGCGTTGTGGTCTGCGACTACCGCTCCCGTCATACCGTAGCCAAGAGCGCACGAAATGAGAAGACCGACTAACAATCTGACTATTGGGTGAGACTTTTCCATGTTGCACCAACAGACGAGGCAGACAAACAACGCAAGGACTGCGCTAAGGATTCCACCAAGAATCAAGAATTCCGTTCCCATTTTTATTTCCCCTTTCCGCATTTAACGCATTGAGCGTGTGTTCCGCACTTTCCATCGCAATAAGGACATTCCATTGATTTATTCCCCTTTCCTTTGATACATTAAGTATAACAGAAAAAGGGCTTTTTGTCAAGCCCTTTTTCTTATTTTTTTCAATTTTCTTTTCTAATGGAGTAGTAGCCCCTTTTTCCTTTTCCGGGCTTATAAATCAGCTTTCTATCAATCCAGCAAAGCTGATTGCAATACCACGAAACGGTGGCACAAGAATATTCCTTGCCAGTCTCACGGTAAAGAATAAACTGAATTTCCGTGGGGCGCAGGGGCTTTTCCGCCTTTGAGAGGACATCGAGCATCATGTTTTTCATCATGGTGTTGCGGATTTCCTGCTTCCGCCTCCGCGCTTCCTGGGCTTCCTCGAATTTCTGGCAAGCACGTTCCGCGTAAAACGCATCTGCTCCGGTGAAAGTGCCATTATCAAGGAACTTTTTCAAAAGACTATAAGTTTCAAAGTTCATCGTGTCAACATTCCCTTTCCTTTATTGTGCTTTTATTATAGCATCTGCTTCTGGATTTGTCAATGGCTTTTTGGAAAAAGAGGGAAAAATTTTCCCTCTTTATTTATCCCCAATAGATCGAAAGAACGTTGTCAATGTAGCTGGCTTTATAACCATAATTCTGCATGATATCTTTGCAAGCCTGCTTGACGCCCTTATCATTTATTGAAGCAAGAGAACATTCGTAAAGTGTTTCTCCCGTTCCTGCCACTCGCTCAATTTCTGGCATGATATGGTCTCCGATGAACTCACGCGCAAGGGCATTATTTTTAGCGTGAATTTCTTTGCGGACTTCTTCGGCTTTGCGCGTCATTTCATAAGCATATTTAATTTCCATATTGTTTCTCCCTTTCCTTTGATGCTTTTATTATAGCATATAGGGCTTGTTTTGTCAAGCCCTATATGCAATTTTTTAGCAATAGGCGAGATTCCCGCGCGCCCAGCCATATACGCTGATTTGATTGCACGCCTTGCCAATTTCAAGCGCCTGCTTCTTGGTCTGCACCCTCTTGGACTTGTCGACATAATAGATGCCGTTCGCAAGCCACACACCGCAGTTTCCGCCGAAGTCCTTAACCGCGTTAATAGCTTCGCGGGCGGTCTTACATTCAACGCCGTTGGTAGCGACCTGCCAGCCGGACTTGTAGTTGACTTTCTTGCCATATTTAAGGGTCAGGCCGTCGTTTTCAGCGAGCTTGCGAATAGAACGAATGTTAATCATAATGTTTTCCCTTTCCGGTTTGGTAGGTTTTCCTTCCCTTACTGTGATTATAGTATAGCACCGATTCGGGATTTTGTCTATTGACACTTTGCACAAAGATTTGCCCCAAAAATTTATGCAATCCGCCTATTGACAAAAAACTCGGCGCGCCAGGTCCGTTCGCGCGCCGGCCGATTATACCACAAAGTTTTAAAATTGTCAATAGTCAAAGTAAACAAAAAAATCTCCCCATTTTTGGGGAGATTTTTAATTCAAAAAATTTAATTTTAACCATCAACATAAATAATGAGAACATCATCTTTGGCTTTCAAACCACTGACCGGCAATCCCAGCACCCATTCTTCACTTGCGCCCAAAACATCGCCGTTCAAAGTCATGCGACCTTTGCGGTCTTTGAGATAGCGACCGCAAGTGTTTTCATTTATTACTTCAATGCCGTTCCCCTCATAGAACATCAGCGCGCCTTTTACCAGGCCAATCACATTTTTAACCATGCCCAAAGTCATTTTTATTAACCTCTTTCATCTTTAATGTCGTTCCCCTTGGAACAATTATAGTATAGTATAAACTATAACAAAAGTCAATAGGTAAAATGACAAAAAAACTCGGCAGGATTTTGTATACCCTGCCGAGTTTTTTCAATTCAAGCTCTCGATGACTTCGCCGGTCAGTGCGTCGATAACATCGACCGAAACAACGTTGTCCGCATCGATGAACTTTTTTGCGAGGATACAAGCGTTTTCCCGCCCGAACACCGGAATTTCATGGCGATAATAGAATACATCGCTTGCCTTATAGTTGTAGTAGTTGATAGAAACATTAAATAACATTTGGTTTATCCCCTTTCCTTTTATACTCTTATTATACCATAGATTTGGGATTTGTCAATAGGTTTTTGGAAAAAAATAAGGGCTTTTTTCAGCCCTTATTCTTAGCACTTGACCCACGTATTGACTAACTTCCGCTCAATGGTCGCGGGCTTCGTCAGGGTCTTTGCATACGCCTGTGCTTCTTTCTTAGTCTTGAAGTAAGTCGGCAAGTAGTAGCCAAGGCGAGCACTGTAATTATCTTCGGTGTAAACTCTGTATTTCATCTTTTGTTTTCCCCTTTCTTTACTGTAATTATAGTATAGCACTTACTTCTGGATTTGTCAAGGGTTTTTATAAAAAAAAGAGAAGTTTTTCAACTTCTCTTTTTGCGATGAATCGCTCTCTTTACGCGGTGCTCCACGTATTCGATGAGCGCGCCCGCGCCGATAACACCAACATAGATAGCGAGAAGAACAAGACCATCGTGAGTAGACATTTGATTTACCTCTTTCTTTCTTTTGATGTATTCATTATACCAAACAAAGGGGCTTTTGTCAAGCCCCTTTTTTATTTTTTTTACAATTCTTTTCCAACCTTGACAATTACGATTTTCTCCGGCAAGACTTCAATGTCCTTAATGCCCGCTTCATTGATTTCCTTGTTCGAGCAAGTCCACCCAAACTCATCTAATGCGTCCCATTCATCATTCCCGCTGGGAGTCCAAGTGTTGAATCCGTCATCAATCATCACGTCATAGCCCTTACTGTAAGTCTCCATAATCTGTTCGATAGTCATTTGTTGTATTCCCCTTTCCTTTGATGATACTATTATAGCATTTCGGGATAGGAATGTCAAGTGGTTTTTGGCAAAAAATGGAAAAAATTTTGCTTTAATGCTTTACTGTGGTAAAGTTCGGGCTGGGACGCCCTGCACGCGCACCACGGCGCAAGAGAAAGAGCGGGAAGCCCGCTCCCGCCCTTAATACATTTCGCTACTGGGTTCAATTGTGAAATAATCCACGTCCCGCAAGTCGAGCTTGCCATAGGACTTATCATTATACATCGTAGCGCCTGTCGCGAGTAAGTCGTTCATCTTACCTGCAATCTCCATAGCGCGCTGCTCCTCGAACGCCTGCTGGAAGAGATAGCCCTGACCGCCCTTAGTGTAATAAACAATGCCGTAAATCATTTTTCATTCCCCTTTCCTTTTGTGATTATAGAATACCACATTCTGACTGATTTGTCAAGACCTTTTTGCAAAAAATTTTTGTTAATTTTTTAACAATCTACGCCGTTAGGAAGGGAGCATTACTGCTCCCTTAATCTGCGTAAAGACTTATCAATTCATTTATCTTGTCAATGGCTTCATCAATGTCATCGAGGTAGTTGTCTGCCAACATACTTGCGTGGCTGGCTTTCTCGTAAGCATCATACGCGTCGCTGAGTTCCTGCGTGCCAAACTTGCCTGCCTCTTCGAGCGCGTTAACGATGTTCCATGTCTTAGCCATTTCCCCACGCTTAACCTGACAGTCATTGAACGCCAACTTACTCTCGTTCATTAAACGTTCCTTTTCTGCTTTGAGAATGTTGTAAAAATCTTGATTAGTCATTTAAGTATTCCCCTTTCTTATTGTATCTACATTGTAGCACATTACCACGCATTTGTCAAGAATTTTTTTACTCTTCTTTGCTTGTTAATTTTTTAACAATCTTCGCCGATCCGCAAGAAAGAGAGAGACTTAATAAGCCTCTCTCCATACCTTGATGATTGTATCATCTTCCACAGTATCAGTGTCATTGTCGTTAATCCACAAGAGCAAGAAGTCGTTATCATCAATGTTGAGCGCCTCCACGTCCCACAGATTGCCCTGCTCGTCAATGAGCGTCAGGGTATCACTCTCGCGTGCGTAGACCTCTGCGCCGACAAAACGAATGCTTCCGCGTTCCGTGCCTGAACCGCACCAATTCTCAATGACCGAGAGGTCGTAGGACTGGGGTGCTTCCTCGCAGGCTTCCGCTGTTGTGTTGTTGTGGAGTGGAGCAAAGAGAGACGCGCAAAGAATGATACCAAGAGCGAGAGTGATGATTCGAGAAATGTTCTTCATTTTGATTTACCTCTTTCTTTTTGATGATACAAGTATATAGCACATGGCTACTGGATTGTCAATAGTCATTTTACACAAATGTGATGGCGTGGTTTTGGGTATTTTGACGTTTGTGCGTTATGACGAAGTTTTGGCGAAAAAATTGTGCAAACTGCTGATTTTTATAAAACTCGGCTCGCCACTACCGCCAGCGAGCCGAGCAACGTTTACCGGGGTGTTTGTGCGGGATGGGGTTGCGCGATCCGCGAGAGAGCGAGAGTAAGGCTGATATACTCTCAGAGAATAAACGAGTTAGAACCTTATGGATGGGGGGTGTATTTCGGGAAAAAATTTTTTTTGATTTGTGTTTTTTCTTTTGCGTGGACAAAATGCAATCTAAATCAATTTTCAATTTCAGAATACGGGAAAAATAACAAATCAATTTTCAATTTTAAATTACGAATTAATTACGATTTCTTTTTTCTACCTCTTTTAGGCTTCTCACCCCACATAAGAGTGTATAATCCAGAAGTAGCAGAATAAGTGGCTTTCTGCTGATACTTTTTAGCAACTGCCTTCAAGGGACTGAGTGGTTTCCGCATTTAATTTTTCCTCCATATATTTGATTAATTTATCTTTATATTTACAACTATCAATATATCTATTAATAGTATCTATATCATATTTTTCCATTAAATGTTCTAATACATATTTGTATTTATTTAATTGATATTCTTCTTGTTCTTCTTTGGTGCTTAATTGAGCCTTTTCCGCGTCTGATAAAGGTCTATAAGTAATTGTTCTCGATCCATTATCTTTTTGCTCAATACGTATTGTTTTAAATAACTTCCAATCTCTTACAAAAGGGTTTTTATCTCTTGTTGCGTTAAGATATTCTTGTTCTAATCTAAATATTACCGCATCTATCCCTCTTACTTCAAAAGGCTGGGTCCGCCCCATCTTCAACATCCTCCCATTCAAATGTTCCATCATCTAATTCATACACAAATGCTTGTTTATAAAATGATGAAACAATTCCATCATTTGCAATTCCTTTTGGACTATTTTTCGCATCATGAAAACAATTATAAACAATTAGTCCTTGCGTCTCATATCGCGAAAAATCTACTGCTCTTCCTTCAAAATCATAATTATAAAATATGTTTAACAATAACATACACTCATATTGCGCGATTGGCCATTTATTTAATTCTTTTTGCTAATTTGCCATTTTTTGGTATAATACCCAAAAAGCTTTTCTATATAACCATAAAAAAAGGAATGATGCTACTAATGCACAACTCAATAATACAATAAAAATAATTTTCATAAATACTCCTTTTCTTTTTTCTTATAATAATGATAAAATAAAAAATAAGAAATGTCAAGTCGTAGAGCGTGCTTGGGCAAAAGTTATTTGTTTTGTTAAAAAAATTTTTAAATATAAAAAGAAAAAATTTTAAATGAAACTTGACAAAAAAAATTTTTTCGAGTATAATATAAATATAGACTGGAGGTAAAAAATGATAAAACTTGATTATTCTTTACAAACTCCAGAAGAAAGAAATCAATTAGTCGAACAAATTTTGGCTGATAATCCAGATCCGCCTGAAAAGTATTTAGAAATTTTAGCAGACTATTTGGTTCTTTGTATGGAGAAACAAGAAAAAAAGGAGAAAAAATTATTAACTGATAATCGTATGGCTACAGTTAATAAGCGTGAGACTTCTTTTGAAGGTCTTGTTTCCCAACTCGAAAATGGCGAAGATGGAATTTATAATTTAATTACAGATAATAGAAATACAATATTTCAACCACATATTACAATTACAAAAAAAGATTTAGAAGAGATACCAAGTTTAAATTAGTTAAGAGAAGCCATTAATGTTTGGGAGGCTAAATTAAAAGTAACAGAAGGCAAAGATGCTTTTGTTATTAAAAAGGCTCTTATTGAAATGCGTAAAGATTAGTATGTTATGAAAAATGCTTATCGTCGTCCAATAGTGCCTACAAAATTAACCAGATCAAAGTCTTATATTCCATTAGATGATAAAACATTTATTTTTGATGATGATGGTTTTCCCATTCCTGATGGAATTAGTTTACTAAGACCTGAAATATGTTCTGCGGTTTTATGTAATTATTCCCGATTAAAGCAAGATAGTTGGGGCGAATATGATAAAGATTTATGGTATTTAATGGAGGATTTTGATAAGCTTTGTGATAAAGCTTTAGTTAATTATCCTCTTTATGATAGAATCGTTGAATATAAAATTGATGGTTTACAAAATATTGACATTCAAGAGAAAATACAAATGGAATTTGGTATTAAGCATAGTCTTGAATATATTTCAAGTTTATGGCGTAATAAAATTCCAAAATTAATTGCTTCGACTGCGGAAGATGAATATTTAGATAATTATTATTTAAATGTCGAAAAAGGTAAATATAAAAAATGTAGTCGTTGTGGTAAAATAAAATTAGCTCATAATAAATATTTTAGTAAAAATAAAACAAGTAAAGATGGCTTTTATAGTATTTGTAAAAGTTGTCGAAATTCTAAGGCCAAAAAATCTTAATATTGTCCTTTTGTTTATAATAAATAGTTGAAAGGAGAATATTTTATTTATGGCTGAAACATATTATTGCGAAAAATGTAATCGTACAATGAATGGCACGGAATTTTATTCATCTAATAATTTAGAAAAATATCCTAATGATGGTAAATTTCCTGTGTGCAAAAAATGTATGACAATGCACGTCGATAATTGGAATCCAGATACTTATTTATGGATTTTACAAGAAGCAGATGTTCCTTATGTTCCAGATGAATGGAATAAATTAATGGAAAAATATGGGCGCGATCCGCAGTCTATGACCGGTATGACAATTCTTGGACGTTATTTGTCAAAAATGAAACTCAAATAGTTTAAAGATTATCGTTGGAAAGATACAGAATTTTTATAGTAGATGGCGAATAATAAATTAGAGCAAACTATGAAGCGTCAAGGATATGATGCTCAATAGATTGCAACCGCTATTGAAAAAAGTTCTATTGCTATTCCAGAAGGAGAACTAAAAGAGCCGGTTTATGCTCCACCACCTAATGCCCCTACGGAAGATTATTTCGCACAATAGAGTGGTGAAGTGGAACAAGAATTAGACTTAACTGATGAAGACCGCACTTACTTAAGACTTAAATGGGGCAAGACTTATAAACCTGAAGAGTGGGTTAAGCTTGAATAGTTGTATGAAGAAATGATGGCTTCTTATGATATTCAAGGTGCCGGACATAAAGATACGCTAAAACTAATATGTAAGACATCTTTAAAGGCAAATCAATTGATCGATATTGGTGATATTGAAGGTTTCCAAAAGATGAGCAAAGTATACGATAGCTTAATGAAGTCTGGTAAATTTACTGCTGCTCAAAATAAAGCAGAATCAGGTGAATTTGTTGATTCAATTGGCGAATTAATTGAATTATGTGAAAAAGAAGGATATATTGAAAGATATTATGTTGAATAGCCACATGATAAAGTGGATTTAACTATTCAAGATATGCAACGTTATACTCGCACTCTTATTGAAGATGAAACTAATATTAGCACAATGGTAGAAAAGGCTTTACGCGAAAATGCTAAAGAAGATGAAGAGAAAGCAAAGAACGCGGAAAGCGATATTGTTGATGATGCTGATTTAAGTATTGAAGAACTTGAAAAAACTATTAAAGATAGTGATTACGCGGATTTTGAGGAATTTAAAGAATAGGAGTCCGCGCAAGATAATGAGTTCTTATAGAGTTTGGATAAATAATGGCATTACAAGATTTACTGTAGTTAAGTGATAGCCGTAGAAAAATAGGTCTATCACCTGAACGAGTAGAAGCGGTAATGCCCACTATCCGCAAATACGTTGCCTTTTGGAGAGAATATCCTGATTTATTTGTAGATTTTATGGTGCGAGGAAGACGCACTGAAATAAAAGATGGAGAATTTAATTTTTATTTTTATTAGAGAGTATTTCTCCGTTCTGTTATGCGTTATTAGTATGTTTACGCGGTTTTCCCTCGTGCTTATTCTAAATCATTCTTGTCTGTTATGGCATTAATGATTAGATGTATTTTATATCCTGGTGCGCATTTGTTCGTTACTTCTGGAGGTAAAGAGCAAGGTGCTAGCATTCTTCATGATAAAGTTCAAGAAATATGTGAACTTATTCCAAGCTTTAATCGAGAAATTGATTGGAGCCGAGGAAAAACTCTTGAAGGAAAAGATAAAGTTAGATATGTGTTTAAAAATGGTTCAGTTTTGGATAACCTTGCAGCTCGTGAAAGCACTCGTGGTTAGCGTCGTCATGGTGGACTAATGGAAGAATGTGTTGGTATTGATGATGCCATTCTTCGTGAAGTTATTATTCCTGTTATGGCAATTTCTCGTAGAGCTAAAGATGGCACTACCAATGAACAAGAGCCATTAAACAAATCACAAATCTATATTACTACTGCTGGTTATAAAGGCACATTTCCTTATGATAGACTTATTGGTTTCTTAGTTCGTATGGTAACTTAGCCTGACCGCTGTATGGTATTAGGCGGAACATGGCGAACTCCTGTTGCAGTAGGATTACAAAGTAAAACATTTATTACTGACCAAAAGAATGAAGGAACTTATAATGAAGCTTCATTTGAACGTGAATATGAGTCTAAGTGGTCAGGAACTGTTGAGGATGCTTTCTTTAATGGAGAGCATTTTGATAGAAATAGAAAACTATTATAGCCTGAATATGAAGCTTCTGGACGTGCGGGCGCGCAGGCTTATTATGTGCTTTCTGTAGATGTAGGTCGTAAAGGATGCGATTCAGTAGTTTGTGTATTTAAAGTAACACCACAAGCTCAAGGTCCAGCTATTAAATCATTAGTAAATATGTATACTATGTCAGATGACCATTTTGAAGATTAGGCTATTAAATTAAAGAAATTATTTTATAAATATAAAGCTAAAACTTTGGTTATAGATGGTAATGGTTTAGGTATTGGACTTTTAGATTATATGGTAAAATCTCAAAATGATGAAGATGGTGAATTTTTACCTGATTTCGGTGTTGAAAATGATGATGATGGATATTATAAAAAATATCGCACACCAAATACTCAATTTGATGCTATGTATGTTATTAAAGCAAATGCTCCAATAAATACTGAATGTCATGCTAATGCTTAGACTCAATTACAGGCGGGTAAGGTAAAATTCTTAATAGATGAGAGAACAGCTAAAGAAAAATTATTAGCTACTCAAAAAGGTTCAAAAATGACTCCTGAACAAAGGGCAGATTATTTAAAACCATTTACTTTAACCTCCATATTAAAAGAAGAAATGATGAATTTACGCGAAGAAAATGAAGGTATTAATATTATCCTAAAACAGGCGAATCGCGGAATTCGTAAAGATAAATTTTCGGCTTTTGAATATGGATTATATTATTTAAAACTTGAAGAAGATAAAAAGAAAAAACGTAAAAAGTTTAATGCGGCTGATTGGTGCTTTTTAAATTAAGGAGGGTGGAAAATGCGTGCTTCAAGAGGAGAAATTAAAATTGAAGAAATCTTAGAAGAAGCAGGACTGCCTTTTAAAATGGAATATATTTTTCCAGATTTAAAAAGCCCAAGCGGGCGTCCGCTTCGTTTTGATTTTGTTATATTTGATGATGATGGAAAAATTGATTTCATTATTGAGTATTAGGGAAAATAGCATTATGAAGCCAGTTCTAAATTTGGCGGGAAACGCGGTTTATACCAGTAGCAATATAATGATAATCAAAAAAGACGTTTTTGCGCTTTGCATGATTTTAGATTAATAGAGATTCCATATACCGACGAAAACCTTATTTCTTATGATTATATAATGAAATTAGCAGGTTACTAAAGGAGGTGGAACTTTGGATACGCAAGATCGTAATGATTAGATTCATGCTAAAGGTTTTGATATTTATAATGGTCGTTATGAATATAATTATAATGACACTATGGATTATGCCAATAGAAAAATAAAAGTTGGCACAAAAACTTTAGATGATGCTATTTTAAAACTTGGTGATTATAGTAAGATTAGATACCCAGGTCAAACTCGTATTATCACGAAACCTGATGTGCTTCGCGCGCTCGCGGAAAGAGATTTAAATGCTTTGCGATATATTTCTAATTTTTATTATGACATAAGTGGTGTATATCAACGAGTTTGTAATTATGTTGCTTTTTTATACCGCTATGATTGGTATATTGCAGCCGAAACTTATGATGATAGTGTAAAAGAAGAAAAAGTTTTAAAAGATTTTTATAGAATGTTGAATTATTTTGATAATAGTTATATTAAAAAGATTTGCGGAGATATTGCTTTACAAGTCGTTAAAAATGGATGCTATTATGGATATATAGTTCCTTCAGAAAAAAATCTAATTTTACAAGAATTGCCAGTTAGATATTGTAGAACACGTTATAGTGTAAATAATACCCCAGTTGTCGAATTTGATATGCGATTTTTTGATACTTTTAGAGATATGAATTACCGCTTAAAAGTATTAAAATTATTCCCAGAAGAATTTGCTAAAGGTTATGTTTTATACAAGCAAGGAAAACTTGCTTTAGAAGAAGCGGTTGGATGCTAGCATACTGGTAGTTGGTATGTTCTTGAGCCAGAAAATTGTATTAAATTTAATATTAATAATAGTGATGTTCCTATTTTTGTAAATTCCATTCCCACTATTATGGATTTAGATGCAGCACAAGATCTTGACCGCAAGAAACAAATGTAGAAGTTGCTTAAAATTTTAGTCCAAAAGCTCCCAATGGATAAAAATGGTGATTTGATATTTGATGTTGATGAAGCCAGAGATATCCATAATAATGCCGTTTAGATGTTATAGAGGGCTATTGGGGTAGATGTTTTAACTACATTTACTGATGTAGATTCTATTGATATGTCTGATAAGAATACTACTACAACGACAGATGATTTAGCTAAAGTTGAACGTAGTGTTTATAATTCATTAGGTATTTCATAGAATTTATTTAATACTGATGGTAATATGGCTTTAGAAAAATCAGTATTAAATGATGAATCTACAATAAGAAGTTTAATTTTATAGTTTAATATATTCTTTAATAGGATTATTGAAAAAAAGAGTAGTAATAAAAAATATAATTTTAGATTTTATTTATTAGAAACTACTCAAAATAATTATCAAACACTTTCTAAAATGTATAAAGAACAAGCGCAAATGGGACAATCAAAACTATTATCTTAGATTGCTCTTGGACATTCGTAGAGTTTTATTCTTAATGCAGCTCATTTTGAAAATGAGATTTTACATTTAAGTGAAATTATGATTCCTCCTCTTATGAGTTCTACTATGGGTAGTGAAGATATTTTGGGTTTAAAAGGTTCATCATCTAATAATAAAACTCAAAATAATTCAGGAAGTTCAGGTTCTGGAACTGCTAAAGCTTCTAATGGCGAGGCAGGACGTCCAGAAAAACCTGATGATTAGAAAAGTGAAAAAACTATTCAAAATAAAGAAGCAATGAAATAAGGAGGATTTATGAAACATACAAGTATTAAATTAAATACACCTTGTGAGTTTATAAATATAACTCCTGTAAATCCTTTAATTTCTAAATGTCAAATTAAGGTTTGTTATGTAGATGATAAACCTAATCGTAACAAAAGCGTAATTACTAAAGATGTAGCGACTGAGATGGCTAATAGCCTTCCTGGCAGTCCTATTGTTGGCTTTTTTAATGAGAATGCTGAAGATTTTGAAGAACATAATAGGATAATTGAATTATCTAACGGCGAATTTAGAATGAGAGATAATACTCGCCCTTATGGTTTCGTTGATCTTGGAGCTAAAGTTTGGTTTTAGAAATTTTTGGATGATGGTGTTGCCGAACGTGAGTATTTAATGACTGAAGGTTATTTGTGGACTGGTTAGTATCCTGAATGTAAACGTGTAGTTGATAAAGGGAATAATCATTCTATGGAGCTTGATGAAAAAACATTAAATGCTACGTGGGCAAAAGATAGTAATGGAAAGCCTTAGTTTTTTATTATAAATAAGGCAATTATTTCTAAACTTTGTATTTTGGGAGAAGAAAATGAACCTTGTTTCGAAGGTTCCCAAATCAATGTGAATTTTTCATTCGATGATGGTTTTAAGAACACTTTGTTCTCCATGATGAATGAACTTAAAGAATTTATGAAAGAAGGAGGACCCAAAGTGTTTACACAATATGCTGTTGAAATTGGCGATAGTTTGTGGAATTCTCTCTGGTCTTATGTTGAGACTAAATATCCTGGCGAGCCTAGTAGTTATTGTTCTATTTATCGCATTGAAGGCGTTTATGAAGATGCTGGACAAAAGTTTGCCATTCTTCAAAATAGACAAGACCAAAAATATTATCGCATGGACTTTTCTCTTACCGATGTAGAAGGCTTTGTTCCTTCTGACGCTTTAACTGAAGTAACTAAGTCTTATACTCCGGCAACAGAGCCTCAGTTTGCTCTTGCTGATATTGAAGCTTTTGAGACTGATTATGCTTCAAAGAAAAAGGCTGAGGAAGAGGACAAAAATAATAAATCTAACGGCCAAAACCCTGATAATAAATCAGAGGGCAATGATAATAAAAAGAACCCTGATAATGGGGAACCCTCTAATAAGTCTGATAAAGGCGACAATGGCGAGAATGATGATGATAAAAAGAAAAAGAAAAATTATTCTCTTGAGGACGTTGTTGAATATACTGAACTTAAAGCTCAGTATGATGAATTACAGACTAAATTCGCGGCTCTTGAAACTGAAAATAATAGCTTGAAAGAGCAAATTGCTCCACTTGCTGAATTTAAAAATGCTGCTGAGAAGAAAGATAAAGAAGATATGATTGCTAAATTCTATATGCTTTCTGATGAAGATAAGGCTGATGTTGTTGAAAATATTGATAAATATTCTCTTGATGATATTGAAGCTAAATTATCTGTTATTTGTGTTCGCAACAAGGTGAGTTTCGACCTTGACGAAAATAATAAGCCCAATGGTGCTACTACTTTTAATTTGAACAATAATGGTTCAGAAGATGATGATATGCCCGCTTGGGTGAAGGCGGCTTTTGCTACCGCCAACAAAAATTAATAAGGAGGACATACTAAATGTTTAAAGACTTTTTGAATAAGAATCTTCCTATTAAGTCTCAGGCAAAGTATGTTGAGTTTGGTTACGGTCAGGTCGAGCCTAATCACCTTTCCGCACAAAGAAATGCTCAAATTTATGCTCAACTTCCTGCCAATAAAGACATTGAGATTCTTGAAAACGGTCAGTTTGTAAAGTATGACTATGCTGCTAATGATAATGGTATTGGCGAAGTCAACTTCACTGGCGAAGGTGAATGGATGCTCGTTTATAACGAGATCAAGCTTTATCGCGATCATTATGATGGCAGTAAGCAGTGGGATTGCGAATTTGCTATGCTTAAAGATGACTATCAGGCTCGTGTTTATAGCCCTTATGATTGGGAGCATACCGAGGTTGAATATGGTGGTCGTTTCTGGAACGGCGTTGATGAAAAGGGTCAAACCTATAAATTAATCAATCAGACCGTTTCCGCAGATCAAGGTTTAAAGACTGTTACTATTGCTGGTCGTGTTTATGATGTTGATGAAGCCGGCAAGTTTACTTATGATGGTAATGAATATACTCTTGATAGTAATCATCAGGTTGCTAATGTTCCTGTAAAGTATTACTATGATAAGCTTCTTACTGATGTTCCTGATATGTATGAAATGAATTGGACCAATGATCCATATCATAAGTTAGGTATTTATCATGAGAAGTTCATGGAATCTGGCACTTCTATGGTTCCTCGTGTATTTAAGACCATGATTGGTGATCTTTATACTACTAATATGATTAATGAAGAGACTCTTGCTGTTGGAGATAAGCTTTCTCCTTCTGCTGCTACAAAGGGTATTCTTAGCAAAACTGGCGACGATTCAATGACCTGGCAGGTTGTTAAGGTTTATACTATGCCTGATGGTCAAAAGGGCGTCAAGGTAATGCGTATTAAGTAAGAAAGGAGAAAAGGATAATGTTAGATAAAAATAATTTAATTGCTCTTATGAAGCAAGTTGCTAAGGCTGATCCTTCTGCTCCTGTTGCTTATAGTTATGAGGGAAAAAATCTTAGTTATGAAGCCTTAAATGAAACTCTTCGTAATGAAATGAATGAGTTGGCTGGTACTTATGCTCTTTATCGTGAAAATAAGAATCTTATTTTCTCTATGATCGAGCAAACTCTTGATGAGGTTCTTCCTAAGAAAGTTATTCAGCAATACGATCAGTTTGCTGAGGTTAAGACTTTCGCTCAGGGTGATAAGCCCATCTTCCGTCGTCCTCTTAATAACCGCGCTCGTGCTAAGCAGTTTGTAACTCGCGTTGGTCTTGCTGGTATTTATGAAGTCTTCAAGCTCGGACCTAAAGAGAATGAAGCCTTCGAGGTACGTACTAGCGCTATCGGCGGAGCTGCTCAGATCGGTTTCGAAGAGTTCCTTGATGGTCGTGTTGATTTCGGTGAAGTAACCAAGATCATCATGGATGGTATGGATGAACTTATTTATAAAGAAGTCGCTGCTGCTCTTAGATCTTCTATTAATCAGCTTCCTCCTGCTAACCGCGTTGCGGCTGCCGGATTTGATGAAGCTGCTATGGATCGTTTGATCACTATTGCTTCTGCTTATGGTACTCCTACTATTTATTGTACTTATGAGTTCGCTGTTAAGATGATTCCTCATGAGGCTTGGAGATATACTGAAGCTATGAAGAACGAGCTTTGGAATAATGGTCGTCTTGCTACTTACAAGGGTACTAAGGTTATTATTCTTGAGCAGGGTTTTGAAGATGAAACCAATACTCGTAAGGTTATTGATCCTGGTTATGCTTGGGTTATTCCTACGGGCGCTGATGGTAAGCCTGTAAAGATTGCTTTCGAAGGCGGCACTATTGTTGACGAGTTCAATAATTATGATCGTTCTCGTGAGATTCAGGTTTACAAGAAGGTTGGCGTAGTTTGTATGCTTGCTAATAACATCTGTGCTTATGTTGATACTTCACTTCTTGGTCAGATGTATACTTGGAATTATGATGGAGTTACTGGTAAGGTTATCACTTATGATGGTCGCCTTGACGGTACTGTCTAATTTAATATAAATTATTCCATGGGGAGAAGGGATTAAACTCCCTCTCCCCATATTTTTGTTTTATGAGTAAAAGGAGAAATTGAATAATGATTAATAATGAAGATATTTATAATGTAAAAAATAGAAGTACTAGTGTGGTTGTTTATACTATTCCTGATACTAATTTGCGCCGTGAATTTGCGCCCGGTGAGACTAAGCGTATTCCATTTGGCGAGCTAGAGAAGTTAACTTATCAGGCAGGCGGCCGCGAATTAATTGCTAATTTTTTACAAATTTTAGAGCCAGAAGTAACTCATACTCTTAATGTTCATACTGAACCTGAATATAATATGTCAGAGCAACAAGTTGCTGATTTAATTCTTAATGGCTCATTAGATGCTTTCTTAGATGCTCTTGATTTTGCTCCTATTGGAATTATTGACTTAATCAAGAATTTATCTGTTAGCCTTCCTATTACTGATATTAATAAGCGTAGAGCTTTGAAGGAAAAAACTGGGTTTGATGTTGATAAAGCTATTGCTAATGATATCGCTAGTAAAGAAGAAGATACTATTGTAGAGAAAGAACCCGCGGTTAAGCGTCGTGTAGTAAGAGAAGAACCTACTACTCAAGGTCGTCGCACAAGCGGTTCTGGATATAAAGTAATTAATAAAACCGAGGAAACTTCCTCCAAGAAATAATTTATAGGAGGGCGATTAAGTGGGAACATTATTCTCAACTGTTTATAATCGCTTTCTAAACAAGGTTACTGATGATATGTATCTGGAATTAACTCCCGAAGATACTTTAAGAGATTTATAGAATCTTATAATAGATGCTATCCCTGGATTTGAATTTCCGCGAAAAAATCTTTTAGATTATAATTTAGATGTCGCTACTATTAATGAATCTGATGCTGCACCTGATGATTTCATTGTAGGAACAGTATGGGGAGAGCTTCCAGAACCGGGTGAAGAACCTCAAGTTTTAGTTGATAGATCCAGTTTTAATTGTGATCTAACTGAAGAAGAAATTAATATTCTAGCTATTTTAATGATGTGTGGTTGGACGCAAAGACAAGTCACTTCAATTGAGAATACTCGAATGAAATATAGTGGCTCTGATTTTAAATTTACTTCTTAGGCAAATCATTTATCAAAGTTATTAAATTTGTTAGGTGAATGCCAAAGACAATCTCACCATATGTAGCGTTTATATAAACGTAGACGTTTAAACGACAAAGGTGAGTATGAATCTAACTGGGATGTATTTAAAAGTCGATATGATTACTAAGTATAATTTTGATATTCCAGTAGAAAGTATAAAAGTCAATTGTTTGCGCTTAACCAACCAATTATGGAAATTAATTCCAATGCGTGAAAACAATGAAGATTGGCATAAATAGTTAGAAACTGTTATAAATGAAATTGTGGGGTTTAGTGTGATTTTTAACGCTGAACCCCTTTATTTATAGTTATTAAACAAACTTGAGGGATTACAAAATCAAGATACTGATTTTAATTTTTATCGTAAGACTGTTTTTGAAACAATTAGTCTTTTATAGGAGATAAATTATGGCATCAGGGTTTGATTATAGTAGTAAGCAACCTTTCAGATTACAACAAGGTCGCTTAGGGATTTATGATAAACCACCCTTTGAAGGTAGCCCTGTTGAAGGCGTTAATTATACAGCGGTTCGGCTCGGTCAAATGGGCGGAAACCGCCAACAAGAACGTATGATTTTATCTAAGCGCAGAAGTTTAGATAGAGCAGTATGGAATTCATACCAAGCCGCGGAAATCATTAAATAGGGTGCGGAATATAAAAAACCTATTAGGTGTTTGATTAATCCTAATAAATTAAAATAGGATTATGATGACAAGATTTTGTCTGTTGGAAACGAATATTAGTTTAAACCGGGAAATATCTTTGAATGGTGTGGAACTAATACCTATTGGATTTGTTATCTTTAGGATTTGACTGAATTAGCTTATTTTAGAGGGGATATTAGAAAATGCTCTTATAAAATAAATTGGGTAGATAATGGAGAGAAAAAATCTACTTATGCGGCAATTCGCGGTCCAGTAGAAACGAAAATTGATTATATTTAGAAACATGAAATTAGTGTAGATAATCCTAATTATTCATTAAATATTTTAATGCCTAAAAATAAAGATACTTTAAGTTATTTTAGACGTTATACTAAATTTTATTTAGATAGTTAGGATGAAGGAGATAATTTAATTTGTTGGCGTGTTGAAGCTGTAGACTCCATAAGTATGCCTGGCATTTTAGAGGTCAATGCGACTGAATATTATATTAATGAGTAGGAAGATAATTTAGATGATAAGACTGTTGGTTCTTTAATTACAGAACTAATTGATCCAAATCCTACGACAACTGATATTATAGGGGAAACATTTATTTTTCCAAAGAAAATTTATACTTATTATTTTGATGGTAAAGCTGTTTTAGAATGGGAAATAAAGAATAATAAAAAGTTGCCGGTTTCTTTAAAAGTTATTAAAGAAGCAAAAAAGCCAACAGTTGAAATAAGTTGGACTTCTGGATACAGCGGATAGTTTGATTTATGTTATGGAGACTATAAGAAAACGATTGTAGTTCAATCATTGTTTTAAGGAGTAAAAGGTGTTATGAAAATTAATGGTGTAAATTTACCTAAATCAAGTTTTCTTTCTGTTGAAAAAGATTTAGAAATTATTGTAAAGCATCTCTGTAAAAATGAGAGATTAAAGCGTTTATTGTATTATACAACAAAAGATGCTATTGATAAGCCAGATTTAAATGATGAACAAATGATTCAATTATTTAATAAAAATATTAAGTTAATTCCTAAACTTTATGTTGATGGAAGTGTATTAAATTATTTAATTATTAATTTTGATAATTTTACACAAAGTGGAAATCCTGAGTTTAGAGATAATATTATTGAATTCGATATTATTTGTCATTTCGATCAATGGCATTTAAAAGATTATCAATTGCGCCCTTATCGCATCGCCGCGGAAATTGATAGTATGATAGATAAAACACATTTAACTGGTATTGGTAAGTTAGAGTTTCTTGGTGCTAATCAAATTATTTTAACTGATGAATATGCTGGTTTGTGTCTTATGTATCAAGCAGTCCATGGTGAAGAAGATAAAAAATTTATGCCGAATCCTAATGACGAGGAAAGATTTATAGAAGATTTTAAAAAAAGAACTGAAGAATAATGGATATTAGACTTGGGTTAATGACAGGTATTGATTTGCCAATACCTGAATTAGAAGTCACTATTCATTAGCCATCTATAAAAGAAATTTCTTTTATAGGTGAAAAAGATCTTTTCTTAGGGATTTAGTGTTTATGTATTGATAAAAACATAATAGAGAATTCGGGCGAAAGTCTTTTAAGAGAAACAAATAATTTTTAGATATTTATGACAATGATGAAAGAAAAAGAGATGGCCGATAAAAAACAAGCATCTATGTAGGTTCTTACATTATTGTTTCCAAAGCAAAATGTTTTATTTACCCCAAGGTCAATTGTTTTACAAGGCGACCCACAAATAATGATTGACGAAAGCAATTTTAATATATTATAGGAATATATTAAAGAAATATTTTGTTTTAAATCTAATGCTTCGCAAGAAATGGGATTTAATCCTGGAAATGCGGCTGCGAAAAAGATAGCCGATAAATTAATGCGAGGTAGACAACGTGTCGCTGAATTAAACGGCACGGCTAATGCTAGTATATTTAGTTAGTATCTTTCAATGCTTACTATAGGTCTTGATTCAATGTCTTTACAGGATTTAATGGATTTAACAATGTTCCAACTCTATGACCTTGTTGAAAGATATCAACTTTATATTAATTGGGATATTGATATCCGGTCTAGATTAGCAGGCGCGAAGCCTGATAATAAGCCGGATAACTGGATGAAAAATATCCATTAAATTTTTTAAGGAGGAAAAAAACCTATGAAATTTGGTGTACGCGAAATTTGCGATGTCGTTTTAAAGGCAAAGGCTAATCAAAAGATTGGTAATAAGCAATTTTATAAGAATGAGCCAGTTATTTATTTCGACACTTTAAAGACTTCCAGTATGGAAGGCGCTGCTACCACCGTATACGCACAGGGTGGTCGTGGTAATACTAACTTAGTCGCATGGGAAGGCGAGCGTACTGTTACCTTCACAATGGAAGATGCTCTTATTTCTCCTGAAGGTTTCATGATTCTTTCCGGTGCTGGTCTTGTTGAGGCTTCTCCTGATAATAAGATTAAGCAACATGTTACTCAAACTGTTGATAAGAGTAAAGATATTGTCCCTGCTAACGCTGAAAAAGTAATTAAAACTGATGGACTAATCATCCCTGTTTCTTATGCACCTTATCTTGATAAAGAGCATAAAGATGATGACTATGTTTATGTTTTCTTTATGAAAGATGGCGAAATTATTTCTGAGCCTTATTTAGCACACGAAGGAGTTGTTGAGGGAGACGCCGGTTTTAGTGTTACTGTAAAAGGATTTGATCGTGCTACTGGAGCGGCTTATACCGCTAATGACTTGGAAGCTGATTATGGTAAATGCGACTCTGTAATGGTTGATTATTACACTGAGCGTGAATCTGGTGCTAAGCAGATCGAAATTACTGCTGATAAATTTGGTGGTAACTATTATCTTGAAGCTTCTACTTTATTCCGTAACCAAGACGGCGTAGATATGCCTGCTGAATTTATTATTCCTAACTGTAAGATTCAGTCCAACTTTAACTTCACAATGGCTTCTTCTGGTGATCCTTCCACTTTCACCTTTACTATGGATGCGTTCCCTGATTATACTCGTTTCGATCATAGTAAGAAAGTTTTGGCTGCTATTCAGATTATTGAAGAAGACGAAACTGTTGACAACGATATTCGTAGAAAGACCGCTGCTAATAGCACCATTGCTGTTGGAGGCTAATTGATATGGTTGTAAAAGGTCCAGTAAAATATACTCCACCAAAACAGCCTAAAAAAGAATCTACTAAAAAGCAGCCAAAAGTAGAAAAGGCTGTAAAGAAAGAGCTTATCGAGCCTATTGAGGAAGTAATTCTTCAAGAGGAAGATGAGGTAAGTAAGATTTTATCTGAATTAGATAAAAAAGATTAATTAATGGGAGAGAATAGAAATATTCTCTCCCATTTTTTCGTTATGTGGAAAAGGAGGATTAAATTTGATAATTAATACTAATGGTAAAATAAAAGGTGTAATATTTGGGGATATATTTGTTAATAATGAAAAATTATTCTTATAGATTTTTAAAGAATATTGTGAAAAAAATGGGGCAGAAATTAATTCAGTCATTAATGATTTAGATAAAGTTTTAAATGGAATTAAAGGAGATACAGTTACTCCTAAGATGGCATTAGAATTTTAGTCTAAATGGAAAAAATTTCAAGAAGTTGTCTTATTAAATAAAAAATCATTAGAATTAATTGTTGCTTATCGTGGAACAAAAAACCAATCTGCTGAAATTTCAACTATTTTAGAACAAAATATGGCTGAATAGATAAGAGGTAAAGAATGGGGCATTGATACTGCAGGTGAAGCTGTATCAAGTGCTATGGAAACTGCGCTAAAGGCTCAAGAAGTTTAGAATTTTTTAAATCTACACTTAAACGGTTTTTTAACTCAATTAGGATAGTCTATTAGTAAAGAAGAAGCCCATTATTTATATAGATATTATAAAAGTAAATTAGTAAGTTATTACTCAGAAAGAAATCATCATTTAACTGGAGCAACTTGGGCTTAGGCTTTTTATGGTTCAACGTCTAAAAAAACTGGAAAAATTAATTTGAGTAGATATTATAGAGGACAAGGTTTAGGATAGGCTTATGATGCTTTTATGAATCATATGGCTAATTATGAAAGAGAGATCTATAATTATTTAAAAACAAGTGGAACGGAATAGATAAACCTAAACTCTATAAATAAAGATACTATTTCTGTTTACGAGCAAGAGGGCGGAATAAAAGGTCATTTTCCCCAGTTATTAATAGATTCTAAAAACCATATAAGCTGGTATACTGGTGGAGATATTATTATTGTTGACCCTAAAACTATGTAGGTGGTTTATAATATATAGTTAAAAACTACTAGTAAAAAAACAAAAAGTTTGTTTAAAGAAAGAATTTAGTCTTTGCGAATTGTAATAAATAGTTTAAAATCTTAGGACGCTGATACTTAGGCAAGAATTTTATTTAAATAGTTTAAAACTGAAATATCAAATTTTAATGAGTTTGATGATTTGATTCAAGAAGATATAGATAATTTAGTTGAAACCGCCATTGGTAAGCATATTAGGAATTTGACTAAATAAAAAATTTTTTGTATAATATAATAAAGAGTAAAAGGAGGTTAATTATGGCTAAAATTTCATATAATAAATTAGGAATTACTAAGGATGAACTTAATAAAGTTCAAACTGTTGAATATAATGATTAGACTATTGAAGTAAAGCAATATCTTCCTATCTCGGAAAAGAGTGAATTGATTACCCGTGTATTGAATAATTCAGTAGATGAAAATACTGGATATTACAATCTTTTGAAGTTGGATATGAATCTTGGTTTAGAGATTGTTTATGCTTATAGTAATATTTCATTTACTGAGAAGTAGAAGGAAGATCCAATGAAGCTTTATGATATGCTTAATGCTTCTAAAGTGCTTAATCTTATTATTGGCCTTGTACCAGATGGAGAATTTTATTATTTAAATAAAACGGCTCACGAAATGGCTAATAATATTGTGTCATATCGCAATTCCGCGATGGGCATTATGGAAGCAATTTCCGCGGATTATAGTAATTTAGATTTGGATGCGACAGATATTCAGAAGAAGTTAAATGATCCAGATAATATGGCTTTATTGAAAGATGTACTTACTAAATTGGGCTAATTAAATTAGTTAATAATATTATTTTTTGAAAAATAATAGAGTGATGGGGATAAGAGTATAATTGCTCTTATCCCCGTTTTATTTTTATATAAAGATAAAACTTGGAGAGAAAGGAGATTTCTATGGCTAAACAATTAAATAGTTATTAGGTTAATTTACAATTTACTGCTGATTCTAAATAGGCTCAACAGCAATTAAAAGATTTACAAGAATAGCTTAATAATTTAACAAAAAATGTTAGCAGCTATGGTAATTTAAGTTTATCACAAGAGATTCAAAAAGCTTTGCCCTATGTTAGTGAATTACAAGGAATGTTAGTTACTTGTCGAACAGAAGCAGGGACTATTGATTTAGGAAAATTTAATCAATCATTAAAGAAAAGCGGAAGAACTATTAGTGAGTATGGAGATTAGCTATAGGTTTTAGGCAGAGAAGGTGAATAGGCTTTTGCTAATTTAGCAAAATCTATTTCTACAGCTGAATTACCTTTAAAAAGAAGTAACGCTTTATTAAAAGAATTCGGAATTACTTTAGCTAATACTGCTCGTTGGCAAATATCTTCAAGTATTTTACATGGATTTATGGGAGCAGTATAGTCTGCTTATTATTATGCTTAGGATTTAAATGAGTCTTTAAATAATATTCGTATTGTAACAGGACAAGACGTTGATTAGATGGCTAAATTTGCTAAATAGGCAAATATTGCTGCTAAGGCTTTAAGCACAACTACGACTGAATATACTGATGCTGCTTTAATTTATTATCAGTAGGGTTTAGATGATGAATAGGTAAAAGAACGCACTGATATTACTATAAAAATGGCTAATGTCGCTCGTTAGAGTGCTGAAATTGTTTCAGATCAAATGACTGCTGTTTGGAATAACTTCTATAATGGAAGTCAATCATTAGAACATTATGCTGATGCAATGGTTCGTTTAGGTGCAGATACAGCATCTAGCTCTGATGAAATTGCTGGCGGTCTTGAAAAATTCGCAGCCGTTGCTAATACAATTGGTTTAAGTTTTGATAATGCAGCTGCTGCCTTAACTACTATTACTGCTACTACTCGTCAAAGTGAAGATGTTGTAGGTACTGCTTTAAAAACTATCTTTGCTCGTATTCAAGGTTTAAAGCTTGGGGAAACTCTTGAAGATGGTACTACATTAAATCAATATTCATAGGCTCTCGAAAAAGTTGGAATTAATATTAAAGATTCTAACGGTGAGTTAAAAGATATGGATAATATCATTGAAGAAATGGGTAATAAATGGGGAGCTATTGATAAAGATTAGCAAGTGGCTTTAGCTCAATAGGTAGCTGGTGTCCGTCAATATACTCAATTAATTGCTTTGATGGATCATTTTGATTACTATAAAGAAAATCTTGAAAGAGCGTAGAATGCTGATGGATCTCTTCAAGAACAAGCTGATATTTACGCTGAATCTTGGGAAGCGGCAAGAGATAGAGTTACAGCTTCTTTAGAGACTATTTATGATTAGTTATTAGATGATAAAGCTTTTATTCAATTAACTAATGTTTTTTCAAAATTATTAGATATTATTAGCTAGTTAATTAAAACATTAGGTGGGTTGCCCGGAATTCTATCAATTATTGGAACTATTGGATTTAAAGTATTTGGGAATGATATTACAAAATCTATTCAACGAATGATGTATAATATCAAAATTTCTTCTAAAAATGGAATAGATGAAATTGTAAAAATGCGTCAAGAAGCTAATAATAAGTTAAGATCTATTATGGCAGATAATATTGATTAGGGACCTGATTATTCTACTCGTAGTGATATTTATACTCAATAGGCTAATTTACAAGATGTTTTAATTTAGAAACAAAGAGAATTAATTGCTTAGGGAAGTTAGTTAACTGAAGAAGAATAGGCTTAGGCTAAATTTATTATAGATATCAATGAAAAGCTTGGAGAAAGAGCAATTAAAAGCGCTCAAGATTTAGAGCAATAGCAAAAAATAACTCGTCAGTTAGAAAGATAGTTTGAAACACAAGTTAGAATGAGACAAGGGAATACTTAGGATTATAGATCTTAGGTAAATTCTGCTAAACAAAATTTTGTTTTATCTAGTGTTTTAGATGATTTTCAAAGTGCTACAAGAGATATTGAAAATTTAGATGAATTAAAAGAGAAACTTCAATAGGTTCGTGATAAAACCTCTTAGTTAGGTATGTCGTTTGATAGTTTAGATAATATCCTTAATGGAACCTATAATACAACTGAAGAATTTAGGGATTAGTTAAATAGTTTAGTTAATACTACAGAAAATGAAGCCAATTCAGCATTTTTATAGTTACGAAGTACTTTAGAAGGTACTTAGATGACTGAAGAGCAAATTGAGAATACAATTAATTCATTACAAGATACTTATTCTTCTATGGTTATTGAAATTCTTAATAATGTATAGGCTACCAATAGAGCCACGGATGCTAATCAAGAATACATTAATACTATAAATTCTTTTAGTGGAGTATTACCGTCAGTAGAAGCAGGAATAGCTTCTTTTGCTTAGGGATTAAGTAGTATTGCTATGGCAATAACTTCTATAAAAGGAATTATAGACACGTGGAATAATGATGAAGTTGGTATTGGAGATAAATTGCTTTCAACAGTGACTGCTTTGTCTATCACTTTACCACTATTGGCAAATTCTTTAAATAAAACTTCAATTGCTAATATGGGAATGTTATCTAGCTCTTTAATGACTGCTGTTGGATTAAATGGGTAGGCTTTAGAGCAAGAAGCATTAAATTTAGTCACTTTAAAAGGTGTGGCAGCTTTCAAAGCAGCAATTAAACTATTTACTAAATCTTTAGGCCCAATAGCTTTAGTTGGAGCTGCTATTGGTGCTTTAGTATTTATCATTAAATCTGCTATAGATGAATATAATAAAGCTGATAATAATTTAAAATCTGCTAGTGAAACTGTAGAAAAATTAACTGAAAAATATAATGAATTAACTTCATCAATTGAAGAATTTAAAAATAAAGCTAATGATTACACCACAGCTGTTGAAGCTCTTAATGGATTAGATAAAAAAACATAGGAATATACAGATTCTTTAGAATCTGCTAATGAGAAAGCTAAAGAATTAATTGAGACTTATAGGTTATGGGATAAATATGAAATTAAAGATGGATTAATTATTTTTGATACTGGGGCTATTGAAGAAGCCCAAAAGAAAATTAATGACACAGCAAATAGTATAAAAGTTCTTTAGTAGAGTGCTAAAATTGATGTTGAATCTGCTAAGAAAGAAGTTTCTGAAACTGATCTAAGTAGAAATATTGGTAATGTAAAGCGAGAAGGAAATTCTGGTAAAATTACAAATGGTGAAATTGAATTAATTACTCAATTTGCTATCGAAGCATAGAAAGAAAGTATAAAAACTCATAAGAATTAGGATGAAATTTTAAGACAAAAGTTAGAAGAAAATACAACATTTTATTCTGATAGTATTGATAAAATTATAGAGAGTAGTGATGCTTTCTTTAATTTAGCAGATAGCATTACTGAAGCTACTAAAGCTACTGATTATTATAGTAATGAAATATTAAAAAGTAAAAATATTCAAAATAATTCTGGACGAGTTAAAAAAATTACTGATGATAATGTTTTATAGAATTATATTTATGCTGCTGAAGCAGGATATCAACGCCAAATCCTTAAAAATAGTGGTAAAGATTTTACTAATTTAACTTTACCTGATCATAATAGTAATGCCGATTTAAATATAAATAATGATAAAGAATTAGCTAAAGCTTATGCTAGAGAAGTTTTAGGACTAACTGAAGAAGAGTTAGGACAATATATTTACAGTGGTGGAACAGGAAAAGGAACTTTAAAGAATATAAATGGAACAGTCCTTTTTGAAGATGAAGACGATTCTTATATGCGAGAATAGATTGCTAGGAAAAGGGCTACTGATGAAATTTTTGATTCTTTAAGGGATAACGATTCTTATAATTTAGAAGAATTTGATAACTCTATTGAAAAATTGCTTGAAAAAACAGAATCTTTTGATAAAACATTTGGAGCTAATTTTTCATAGGCTATTCTTGACAGTTTAGCGAATGCTGAAAGTGGTTTGGATTTAACTTCCATTTTATCTGAATTATCTCCTGATTAGATTGAAGAATTAAAACAACTTGGATCTAATGGATTTGCGGAAGCTTTAGGATTAACTAAAGAACAAATGGAATCTTTAGGATTGAATGATGGAGAAGCTTGGTTAGAAGGATTTGAGAATAGTTTAAACAATTATAACCCAGATAATTATAATTAGAGAATTACTGATGCGGCTAAAACAGGAGAAAAAAATGCTTCTAACTTAATTAGTGGATTATAGAGTGGAGATATTACTAAAGAAAATATTTCTTCTAATGAAGATTATTCTAATTTAATATAGCAATTAGAAATAATAAAAAAAGAATATCCTGAATTAGAATCTGCTGCTTTAGAATTATCTCATACTTGGAATGCGGGCAGCCAAACTTATTATGAAGCTTTAGAGCAAGTTCAAAATAAGATGGCTGAAATCAAATTAAATGATTTAAATAAAGATTCAGATAAGCTTCTTGAAGAACTTCAACAAAATTTAAATATCATAAATAAAAAAGAAGGAATAAGCGTTGCCGTAGAAGCTGATCTTAGTAAATTTAAAGATTCTATGGATGAATTGGCAGATTAGCAATATAGTATAAATGTTGAAGTTCATAGTCAAGCGGAACAAGAATTTAATAGTATTACAAATGCTATTAAAGATATGAATACTTAGGCTTCTAAAATTGGTTCTAATTATACAGTTGCCGCAGATGATATTCGAGAATTAAATAACGTTTTTCCTGGTATCATTGAAGGAATGACAATAACTAAAGATGGATCAGCCAAATTAAAAGAAAGTGTTGTTAAAGATTGTTTTGATGCTGCTAAAGCAGAAATCGCGGCCGATGCTGAAGCTACTGTTGAATAGTTAAATAATTAGGCTACTTTATTAGAGGCAAAAGCGGTAAATTATAAAAATATAGCTCATTTAGCAAAGATTCTTGCTACAGCTGAAAATTTAAGTGCTTAGGAATCAGCAGCTATTAGGAGTAGTATTTCTGGCAATTTAGCTGAATTAGAGTCAAAAAATAGTCAAGATACGGCTGATACGTAGGCTGACAATCAAGAAATTGTTGCCAATTCTTCAAAAGATAACGCTAAAGTCGTAGCAGAAAATTGGTAGAAAGCTTTTAAGTCAGCAGCCTAGAATTCTGTAGATTTTGCTAATACTGCTATAAGCAATATGAAAAAAGCAGTTAGTGGAAATGGAAAAGGGAAATTAGAAGGAAAATTCCAAGTTGATTATAAAGGATCGACAGGTATTAGTGCAGAAGCAAAAGTTTTAGAAGACGCTCAAAAAACTTTAGATGACGCGTTAGCCGATGGAGAAAATACTTCTAAAGAAACTTGGGCTAAAATTGCGGCTACTTATAATTCACTTTATACTTCTACTATGAAATAGGCGAATGATATTCGCAGAATGATTGCTTCTGTTGGAACATCAGTTTTAGAAACTAATAATGCTTTTAAAAATCTTGGAAAAAATGCGTCTAATACTGCTAAAGAATTACAAAAAGTTGCTGAACGCTATCACGAAATAACTCGTGAAATTCAATATCAAGAAAAACTTTTAGATAAGTTATCTAAGACTAAAGATAGAGTTTATGGCAAAGCTAGAATTGATAATATTAATTAGGAAATTGAGGCTAATAAAAAATTAGTTAATTTACAAACTTAGTTATATAATTTAATTTTAGCAAATGTTGCTGTAGATCAATAGGCTGTTTAGAAGTAGTTTGGTGGGTAGGCAATTTTTAATAAAGAAACATTAGAAATTGATAATTATACTACTTTATATAATAAAGCTACTACAGATAAACAAAGAGAAGCTTTAGAACAGTATGAAAAGACTTTAGATAAGTTAAAAGAACAAGAAGAAACTTTAATTGATTTAAAGAATACAATTCAAGAATTACATTATGAAAAATTAACTTATGAAGTTGAAGTAAAAATTAAATTAGACGAAAATGATACTAAGAAATTAGAATATTATTTTGACAAATTAAGTGATAATATTTATAAAGCTGCTGAAGCTCTTGGGTATTTACAAGGTCAATTTGATCCAGTGATTAGTCAATTAGGAACTTATGAAAATTTCTATGGTTAGTTAAATAACGCTTATTCTAACGGAGAAATTTCTCAAGAAAATTATATTGAAGGTTTACAAGATGTATATGATAACACATTAGATAATTTAAATGCTTTGTAGGATTTAGATAAAGAAATGCTTGAATACTATGGTAATACTATAGATTTAGCAAATGATGAATTGTCTAAATATACAGATCATATGGAGCATTTGACTAGTGTATTGGATCATTATCGTTCTATTATTACTTTGTTAGGTAAAGATAAAGATTATGATAAAGTTTTATCAGTTTTGAATGGAACTGCTTAGACTAAGAAAAATAATTTTGATGCTTCTAAACAATGGTATGAGAGTTTGAAGCGTGAACGTGATGCGGCGGCTGCGGCCTTAGCCAGTTCAACTGATGAGGCTGAGCGCGAAGTGCTTCAAAAGAATTACGATGCTATATTAGCTGCGTTCGATGAAGCGGAAGAGGATATGCTTTCTAAAGCTGAAGAATATGGCGAAGCATTAAAAGAAATCCTTACTACAAAGATGGAACAAGCTGCGGATGAAATGAATAAGCAATTGAGCACTACCAAAGTAAGTATTAATGGTAATAACTTTAACATTTCCGGTTGGGATGCTTTAAATGATGCTTTGGATAGAATGTCTTCTTATCAAGATGAATATTTAACAAAAACTAATTAGATTTATGAAATGAATAAACTACTTAATAATGTTAATTAGGCTATTGATAAGACAAATAATCAAGCAGCTAAAAATAGATATCAGCAATTTACTAAAGAAATTGAGTAGTTAAGAGATAAAGATAAATTAAGTCAATTAGAATTAGAAATTGCTTAGGCTAAATATAAAGTGCTTGAAGCACAAATCGCATTAGAGGAAGCTCAAAACGCGAAATCCACAGTTAGACTGCAACGTGATAATGAGGGTAATTTTGGTTATGTGTATACCGCAGACCAAGAGAAAGTAAATGACGCGCAATAGGCTTTGGCAGACGCGGAAAATGATTTATATAATATTCGTCTTAATGCGACAAATAAATACGGCCAGCAAAAACTTCAGTATGAGAAAGAGTTGGCTGAAAAGCTCGCGGAACTTGATTAGAAGGCCGCGGAAGACGCAGTTTATCGCGAGACCACGTATCAGCAAGAGCGCGCATTAGTAATTCAACAATATACTGATTTAATTACTACTGCTGGAAACCTTTATGCGAAAGCGCAAGAAGAAGATAGCAGAGTAGTTCAAGATGCTTGGGTAAATTCTTTTGATATTATTAAAGATAATAGTAATAGTTGGAAAGATACTATTACTGAAAACACTAATATTATCAATGATACATTTAAAGAATGGCAAGACAGTATGGATGAAATTAGTAAAATTGTTGGTGATGATTTAAAAGATACTCAATAGAAAGTTAAAGATGTCACTAATGAAAGTGATAGACTTTATCAAGAAGTATCTAATAAAGTTATCCCTGCTCTTGAAAGCGAATTAAGTTCTGTTCGCAGTGCGACTGAAGCTTGGGCGCAACATCGTTAGTAGTTGCTTGATACTATTAGAGCTTATGAAGAGCTTTTGAACGCTATTCAAGCGACATTGCGTGCTTAGAGCGGATTTGGTAGTGGAAGTAGTAATTCTTTAACAAGAGTTGATTGGTCTGAAAAAATGGGCCAAGTTGAATATGGTTCTGATAAATATAATGAATATTATCAGAATCGTGAAGACGTTATTAGGGGAGGATATGACGTTGAAGCTGCTACTACTGCTCGTGTTGATGCTTTTTATCGTAAAGGATTGGCATTGCCTATTAATTATAATGGAAAAACTTATAGTCATTTCACTGATATTCCTGATAGTGTTTGGAAACAATTAGTCGGATTTAGAAGTGGTGGTTATACTGGTACTTGGAACAATGATGGCAAGTTAGCATTCTTACATTAGAAAGAATTAGTTCTTAATGCTGATGATACTGAAAATATGTTAGCTTCTATCCAATTAGTTAGATAGATTGCTAAACAATTAGATTTCAATAGTCAGCAAATTTCTACTCTTTCATCTTCTGGATTTACTGTTAGTTCTCAAGATGGAACATTAGAATAGAATGTTAGAATTGAAGCTAGTTTCCCGAACGCTACTGATAGATACGAAATTCAAGAAGCATTTAATACATTAGTTAATGTAGCTTCTCAGTATGCCAATAGAAAATAAAATTAAGGGTGAGGTCTTATAGGCTTCACCCTTTTTCTTTTTGGGTAATTATATTGAATAAAACTAATTAATTTTTTAGAAAATTATAGAGTAATGAGTAAAAGGAGGGATTATTTTGGCTGATAACGCACTAAATATTCAAGAAAGTTTATGTCAAGCAATGAGTATTATTGCTAATTCAAGTGTTGATAAAGTTAAATTTGATAGCACTATTGAATGTACTATTATTGACGCGACTGATAAACTTATTGGTAAGTATAAGGTTAAAAACGAATCTTATGCGGAATTTTATGCTTATTCCCAAATAACCACTTACAACAAAGATGATAAAGTGTATGTATAGATTCCAAAAGGAGACTATAATAGCACTAAATTTATTGTTGGTAAAAAGACTGATAAAAATGAAGATAAGCCATATAATTTTGTTAATCCTTTTAATACTTTTATTGATTTAACTGGAAACTTTTTTGTTGCTAAAGATAATAATAAAGAGGTTTGGAGTATTTTAGCCAATGGTAGTGAAAAAGAAATTGAGATTACTCCAAAAGGCGGAATTACTTTTACTGACGAATAGCAAGGATTTACGCGGTTGGGGTTGCGTGCCGATTTTCGCGCCTGGCTTGAAACGCTCGGTGTAGTTAGTGGTAATTATGGATTAAAATTAAATATATATGGTATAAAAGACGATACCGCAGATAATATTAAAAAGATAGAAGCAAGTATCAAAAATAATGGAGAAGTTCCTTTGATAGCATCTATTGATTTAGATACTAATGATATGTATGGTAATCCTTATAATTTTGAAGGATATTATTCTCAAGAGATTGTTATTGATACAAGTGCGGTAGCAAAAATATATAATATAAAAATATACCTTTATCAAAAAGGTAATTTTAAAGATAGTAATAATGATTTAATTAGCTATGCTAATGATTTTAATATGTCAGTCCCGCCTAATAATATTTTTGTAAAAGATATATATATGGGATTAGGCATTTCCGCTGATGAAATTGAAAATGAATATGTAAGATTATATTCATTAGATGGAAGTACCTATGTAATTGATGATAAAGGTTAGATTGATTCTAAAACCATTAGACTAAAATGGGTTCATTTTGATGAAGACGGCAATAGAGTTCAAATAACCGAACATAAAAAAGAGGATACATTTGAAGTTCGCTGGTATATGTATGAATTTGGGGCCCCTTCCGCAGACGAATACTCTGGTGTCTATTGGACTGCTATTGAAGATAATAAAAATAATTTCTTTTATTAGCTAAAACCCCGTTCTAATAAAAATCAAGAACAAGTCAAAGTAATTATTTTATATAATGGAAAAGTTTATAGAAGTAATATAATTACTTTTAATAATGAAAAACAAGTTCCTAATGATGCGACTATTGATAGTTTAAATGCTTTATCTATCTATTGTGAAGATTAGACTAACGGTAATTATTTAATTTATAATTAGGCTAATTATTTAATGAATAGGTCAGATGGTAAAATTAGTCGTAAATTAACTTTACATTTTGATTCTAAGACTTATGCTATTACTAATGGTATAATTGGTAAAAATCAAAATGGAGAAAGTAAATTAGTTGAAGCATAGAGAGTAATTTGGCAGATTCCTATTAAAAATACTATGCTTAATTTTGGAATTAAAGATGATGGAACTGATGCCACTTATAAAGAAATTGTAATTGATTTAACTAATGAAAATATTAATGTGTCTCCTGGAGAGTTTTCTTTAAATTATACTATTAACACTTTTTATAGTGCTAATAAATCTAATAATACTGTAATTGCTAAAGTAGAAAAAGATGGTATTGTTTATACTGCTATTAAGGATTTTACTTTTGGATAGGCAGGAACTAATGGTACTGATTGTACTTTAGTAATTGATATGGTAGCCCACGAAAGCTTAAATAATAAAGTATTTACTGCTATTAGAAGTGGTGTGAGGGATAAGTATATTTTCAAGGCTTAGTTATATGATAATGAAGGTAAAGAGGTTACTAATTTTAATAATTGTAAATGGACCTGGAAATTTATGGACGGTTCAACGGTTAATAATGTTAGTTTAAATAATGAAAATGAATAGAGTTGTAAGTTAAGTGTTAATACCACAAATTCTATAATGAATAATTTAATTATTCTATAGGTGACACTATCTGGTTGGGGAGACTATGATTTAACTGCTTATTATCCAGTTCCCATTACTACTAAAGATAACGCTTATATAAATGGCCCAACTGAAGTAATTTATTTAAGTAATGGCGAACCTGTATTTTCTAAAGAGCCTTATAAATTATTCGTAGATGGTAAAGTGGATGAAAATGCGATATGGAGCATTTATCCTATTGGGTCTACAGATAAATTTATTGGTTAGATTAAATATAATGATAAGAAAAAAGAATATAGATTAAGTCCTATGAATTTTTATGTTGATGGCGTAAGTGTTTATGGAGTTCAAGGAAAATAGGAAAGTAATGTAATTTGGAGCCAACCTATCTTAGTTATTTAGAATAAATATCCATCAGCAATGGTAAATAAATGGGATGGTTAGCTGAATATAGATAATGATAATAATTTTATTGGTGTTGCTTAGATCGCAGCCGGTAAAAAAGAAAATAACAATACATTTACTGGCGTTTTAATGGGGTCTTTTGGTGATAGTAATGCTGATAGTAGTCTTAGTAAAAATACTGGTGTTTATGGATATTATCAAGGTAAGTAGGTTTATGCTTTAAAAGATGATGGAACCGCTACATTCGGTAAATCTGGAAATGGTTAGATTGAAATTAAAGGCGATTCTGGGAAAATAAAATCTGCTGGTTATGATAATGGTGATGGTCTTTTAATTGATTTAAAAGATAGTAAAATAGATGGTCAAAAAAATAAAAAGAGTATTTTTTTATTAAGTCAAGATGAGCCTTTTTTAAAAATAAATACCCCCGTGGAAAATAGTAATTAGACACCAACTACTTTATTAAGTGTTGGAGCTAGCACTTATTATTTATAGTCAAAAAATTATAATGCTTCCACTAATACTGGCACTTATTTTAATTTGAACACAGGAAATATTACAACAAATAATATTACTGTGAACAGTGGGACATTTAAAGATGATATTATTATTAATTATAATGGTGTAGTTGGATCTACTTGGACCTATGGTAATTAGAGTTTAAATTATATATTGAATAAGATTGGAAGTACAGCAGCTGAAGCTAGTAAAGCTGCCAAGGAAGCTAAAGATCTTACTGAAGCATCAGCGGAATGGATTCAAGGTATAGCAGATGCTTAGGGTAAAGCTGATGAAGCTATTAGTGGACTATCATATGTTGGTGAAGTTCTTAATTATAAAAGAGAAACTGGAAATGTCTATTTGCATTATTGGGGGCAAACGGGCTATGGATAGCCTCGAGTATATTTAGACGGCACTATCGCGGGTTTATCCGCTGGAAGAAGTGCTTTAAATGTGTCTGATACATCTGTTTATTTACAGGGAGAAGTAAAAATAATTGGTTCATTAACAGTTAATGGAAAAGAAATTACTGGTTAAAAAGGAGAAAAAGGAAAATGAATGAAAGAGATATTAATTTCTTAAAGGTTTTATATAATACTCTTTCTTTGGTAACAACCAAAGGAGAAGACACTATTCTTATGGGAGAGTGCTTAAAACAATTAAGAGATTTTACGAATAGATTGGTAGATCTTCAAGAGGAGAAGAATAACGAAAATAATTAGGAGGGATAAAATGGTTAATAAATTATATCCACCTATTATATCTGGAACTTTACCAGCATTTGTTGGATAGGAAATTACTATTCCATTTCAAATGAATCGTGCGGTTAGTATGGCAGAAGTTTCAGGATTGTGTTATATAATTAAAACAGTATCAAGTAATGTAGTAATTGCTTAGGGAACAACCGCGGATTTTACTCCAAGCAAAGTCCGCGGTTGCTTAGAACAAGGTTCTATTACCTTTAATATAAATCTTAAATCAATTACTAATAATGGGAAACCTATCCAATATAAATTAAATCCAGGTTAGTCCTATAAAATTCAATTAGCATATATTAACACAAGTGGAGTAGTTGGATATTATTCTACAGTTGGTATTGCTAAATGTACGACTAAGCCCGCAGTTTATATAAAAGGTTTTGAAGATAATTTAGTAGGAATAAATAAAACAGATTTTATTGGAGTATATAGTCAAAAAGAAAAAAACGATGATATTACTGAAAAAGTCTATTCATATAGATTTAAAGTATATGATGAAAATGGTAATATTTTTGCGGATAGTGGAGAACAATTACATAATTCAATTAATGATACAGAATTAAATGAAAGTTATGATAGTTTTGAATTAAATAAAGAATTACAAAAAAATAAAAATTATTTTATTCAATACTCTATAACTACTATTAATAATTATGAAGCAGAAAGCGTTAGATACCAAATCGTTAATAGAGAAACTATTAATCCAGAATTACAAGCAACACTTTCAGCGGTCATGGATGAAAATAATGGATATGTAAAAATTAATTTAAATGGAATCCGCGATAAAAAAACAGGATTAGAAATTCCTGCTACTGGGGCTTTTGCTTTATTAAGAGCCAGTAGTGAAGATGATTTCAACACTTGGAATACGGTATTAAAATTTAAATTAGTTGGCGAAACGCCTTCAAGAGAATTGTATAGAGATTTTACTGTCGAACATGGATTTAGTTATCAATATGCAGTTCAGCAATATAGCGATGAAACCGCGGTTCGCAGTAATAAAATCTTTTCTAATACTGTATATAGCATTTTTGAAGATAGTTTTTTATATAATAATGGATAGTTATTAAAAATAAGATTTAATCCAAAAGTAAGCAGTTTTAAAATTAATACTCTTGAAAGTAAAACTGATACTATTGGAAGCCAATATCCTTATATTTTTAGGAATGGAAATACTTATTATCACGAATTCCCGATAAGTGGTTTAATTTCTTATCTAATGGATGAAGACCATTTATTTATGAATAAATTGGGTGATGATGAAATTAAAGATTTTACATCAACCGATTTAACTGATTATAATATTAATATAGAGCGTCAATTTAAAACTAAAGCTTTAGAATTTTTAACTGATGGAGAACCTAAGTTATTTAAGTCTCCAACCGAAGGAAACTTTATTGTGCGTTTATTAAATGTAAGTCTAAGTCCAGAAGATAAATTAGGGCGTATGCTTCATACATTTAGTGGAACTGCTTATGAGATTGATAAAGTTAGTTTTGATAATCTTACTACTTATGGATTTATTGACGCGGACCCACCCGAAAGCGAAATTCTTAAATGGGATAGCATTTCTTTTGATGGATGGTATAAAATTAATGGGTACATTGATGATGTAAATACTTATATTGATAACTTGAAAGATGAAAATCTGACTTAGGTAGAAATTAATAAATTACAAGCAAATAAACAAACTTGTTTAGATAATTTATTACAAACATTAAGTTTTTATCCTATGTTTGAATTGCTTTATGACGGAAATCATTATAGTTTATAGACCAAAGATATTTTAGCTAATTCTCCTGCGATAACGATTCGATTTGAAGGTTTTGCTCCTGGAGATAAGTTTAGTATTGATGGAGAAGAAATTGTTATTGGTATTACAGGTGCTTACTTAATAGATCATGTTGCTCCAATCTATAGTGTTAAAGTGGTAGAATTATCTGACGCGGGCTTACAACAAGGAACTATTGTGTATTCTTATTATGGTAAGCAGGCAAGTAAGTTTGATACTATTAATGATATTCAAGTTGCGGATTTGCCTTTAGAGCAATATTATGGAACTGAAGGTAATATTTTAAATCTTTATAATGATGATTTTAAGTATAAAGTAACCCAAATTTATTTCTTGCGTTTTACTAAACGTGATGTATAGAAATTATATACAAGTAATAAAGTTAATTTTTATACTACTCCCGGCGGAGCAATTAGTGAAGAAGAAGGAGAAAAAGATCATTCTGTAGAAATTAAACGTGCGGATTTTGATCCTACTTTAATTTATCATATTTATTTAGTAAGTCAAATTGAAGAACAAGATTACTATATTGATGGATATACTAAGAAAGAAATTTATGATTCTGGCGTATTAGTTAGTGAAAAGAATTGGGCTTGTAATATTAGAATAAATGAAGATGATAAACAAATTATTGGTATTGATTAGAAGAATGAATATTAGATTAAAGACTTAACTGATATTACTTCTATTGAAATCGATCCAGGTGTTTTATGCGAATTATCAGTTCAACGTCAAGAAGTAGTTTACTCTTTTGAAAATGATAATCAAACTACTTATAGAATTTTTAATGGTTAGAATTATATTACAACTACAATTTATCAATTAAAGCAAAATTGGATAAGAGCTAAAAAGGTTTTAAAAGATTTTAAAGAATTGGAACAAGATAAAAGCAATCCTAATTTTACTAAAGACGATCCATTTTACAATGTAAATTAGAATAATATTTAGACTTGTATAAAAAATTATAATAATAAAGTAGCAGGATTGCAAAAGACAGTTGATGAAACATATACTTTATTTATTGATACTTTAAGAAAGGCGGTAGAGGATTATGAAGACTCAAAGACAATATGATACCGACTTTCTTAAAAAGTTAGATGAATTTAAACATAAAGTAGTTTATGCTCGTATTGAGTTATTAACATTTGATGAATTGCCAATAGAGAGCATAGAGGGCAAGATAACCGGCGGATCGATTAATATTGATGGAACATCTGCGGTCCGCAGGTCTTGTTCCCTTACTATGATGACGAATGAGAAATTATATAGGCAGTATTCTTGGGGTTTAAATTCTAAATTTAGTTTGGCTATTGGATTGGAAAATAAGATTGACAGTAAATATCCAGATATTATTTGGTTTAATCAAGGTATTTATTTAATTACTTCTTTTAATACTTCTCAAAGTACTAGCTCATATAGCATATCTATTCAAGGTAAAGATAAAATGTGCTTACTGAATGGAGATTTGGGAGGAGATTTACCTGCTTCTATAGATTTTGGATAGGAAGAAATAATTACTTATACTTATAATAAACAAGATAATATAACCAGAGACAACTACATAAAAGGTAAATATTGCTATATTGTCAATAGTGAGGAAGAAGCTAAGAAATATAATGTTTATTATATTTCTACTTAGAATAAACAAACTACTTATTATGTTTTAGATGAAGAAGAATTTAGTAATAAAGAATATTATTTAAGAGAAAGTTATTTAAATTTAATTCAAATTCCTATTTAGACTATTGTTAAAAAACTTCTTACAGTTTATGGTAAAGAAAAAGAAAGTAATATAGTTATTAATGATTTAGATCAATATGGTTATGAATTATTAGCTAATAAATGTGATGAAACTATGTATTTTTTTAAAGACGTGCAAACTAATAGAATAGTTAATGCTTCAATAGAGACATTGCCAGATTTATTAGATGTAAATAATGTAAAAATAACTGATACAAGCAATATTAAATTTGATAATTTAGATAGTAATAAATTATTAGATGATGCTCCTGAGCCAACTAAAGTAAGATTAGTAAACAATGGGACTATTTATACTATTGTAAGTCGAACAACTAATGAAACAGTTGGTTATCGTATTTGTGATTTGGTTTACGCTGGAGATCTTATCACCAGTGTTGGTGAAAATGTGGCTAGTGTATTAGACAAAATTAAAAATATGCTAAGTTGTTTTGAATATTATTATGACATAGACGGTAGATTTATTTTTCAAAGAAAGAAATTTTATGAATATTAGTCTTGGACTAGTATAGTAAATAATTCTAATGGAGATAGTTATATTGAGCCTGCGGTTTATTCTTCATCTTCAATTTATTCATTTAGAGACGGATAGACAATTATTTCTTTTAATAATACTCCACAGATTGCCAATTTAAGAAATGATTTTTCTATTTGGGGATAGAGAGAAAGTGCGAGTGGGGCCGAAATTCCTATTCATCTAAGATACGCAATAGACCAAAAGCCTATTTAGTATACTACGATTATTGTAAATGATAATGATATAAATAGATATAAATCTACAATGTATAATAATGATATTTTTGATACTATGAATCCGCAATTAGAGCAAAAGACTTATAAAAACAAATGGTATCAAAGCGAGAATGAACCTGGAGTTATTTATTGCGATTGGCGCGAAGTTTTATATCGTATGGCTGTAGATTATTATCAATATAATTACGCAGATGATTTTGCCAGTAAAGTGGCGGCCGCTAATCCTGACCTTTATCCTTCTGGAATAACTGGTTATGAAACTTATTATGTAGATTTATTCTCTTTCTGGAGAGATATTTACGATTATGATAAGTTAGATTTCAAGGAAGAAGTAAAGAATAATCCTGAGAATTTAAATTTTTGGTTTGATTTTATTGGGGAAGAAAATGCGGATATTGCTAAATATTCAGTCCAATTGATTGGAGATAGAACAAAAGCAATTAATGATACTAATGTAAAAGTTATATGTTATAGAGATACACCTGATGTATTATTTATGACATAGACTGATTATGATTCTATCATTTAGAATAATTATCCAACAGAAAGCGGATATATTTGGATTAATATTCCTTCTGGATATGATAATTATTTTAAAATTAGCTCTAAGGGTAAAAGCGCAGTTGATGAGATTGAGGATTTGCTTTATACGACCGCTTACTGCGCGGAGAGCGTTTCAATTTCTACTATCCCAGTTTATTATTTAGAGCCTAATAATAGAATTTATATTGAAGATAAAAGAAGTGGCGTTGAAGGAGAATATTTAGTTAATAAAATAACTATTCCATTAACTTATAATGGTTCAATGTCTATTAGTGCCACCAAAGCGATATCAAGAGTATATTAAGGAGGACCACTAAATGGCAAGAAAGATAAGACAAATTCGTTATTATGGTGAAGGTCTTAATTCTAAGAACTATCCAAGTGATGTTAATATGAGTAAATTAATTACAGGAACCGCATTTAAAAATAATAATCAAAATGTATTAATTACTCAATTAGGTATTTAGACTTTGCCAGGAACGAAATTTTATTTAAATGATAGCACTAATGCTATTATTGTTGGAAATACTGGTATTTATGAATTAGATTTAGAAGGTATTTCTACTATTAATTTGATTAAATTTGATAGAAGCTCTATGAATTTGATTAATCAAAATCAAGAAGCATATCTTATTATAGATTATTTATTTGAGGAGGGTTGATAATGGGTTTTTATGGTAATATAACTAATACTTCAAAAACAACCTTTACTTTTGATAAAATTTATAGCAATAGACTTCAAATGGATAATAGTTGTACGAGTGATGGTATATTTTTAGGACGCTATGTTTTAGTTGAATATGGCCTTCCTGCTACTCAATATTTAGTAGGATATCTTGATAATAAAATTATGTATGATGATCCTTCTGATAGAAGTGATTCTCATATTATTTTATGTGAGAATGGAAAATTAGTAAAAGTTAAAAGAAGCAACCAATGGTATTTATATGTGGGAAACGTAACCGCGAGCGGGACTAAAGAGTGGAAATATCTCACTAGAATTACTAATGATAGAGTCGATGATGAATAGTATAATTTAAATTATCAAATAGATTATCCTGTTTATGGTCGCGGTTATGATTCTACAGTTTGGATAAAACAATACATCAATAATCAAGAGACTTATGTTTAGATTGCTGAATTAAATACTGTTGTTCCGAATTTTTCAATTTATCCATTGCTTCCTCAAGACCCATATGTTGCGGTTGATAGCACTAATATTGTATATCAATCAGGTAAGTATTATTATTACGATGAAGCTGACAGTCATTATAAATTAGATAATAGCGATACTAAAACTGAGGGGCGCATTTATTATTTAGAAAGTGAGCTTGGACCTGCGATAACCACAGATCAAAGTAGCACAAATTTACTTTATAAATTAAGAGTTCCTACTAATTTCCAACTTGATTTAGATGATAATAATATTTATTATAATAAAGAAGGATTCAATAAAGCAAAACGTTCTTATGATAATACGACAGAAAATAGTATTAATTATAAATTAAGTTAGTCAGGATATAGATTTTATTATAATGTAGAATAGGATAATGTTGTTGGTGAGCCGATCGAAGATGGTTACGACCGCAAATCTCTTGTTGTAAAGCTTCCTGCTCTTGGTAATGCGGTATGTGATACCTATGATTTACTTTACGGCCAAAACCGCAATGATTCCGTTACTAATTTTGATAAAACTAATATTAAGGGTGCTTTAAATACTCTTAATAGAAAAATGAGTTTAGATAAATTAGATACTAATAAGCTTATTTATTTTTCTACCGAGATTGATAATGATATTAATGATAATTATATGAAATCTGCGACTATCGAAGGAGATAATTTGATTTCAGTAGATGCTAATATTGAAAAAAATAATGGAGTTATTAAAATTATTCATAATAATTTAGATGTAAGTAAAGCATCAAAAAGTTATGGCAAAGATGTCGATTTTGGCACTTTTGGTTCTTCTATTACTTTACCTAAATTATTTACTGATAGAGCGGGACATATTGTAAAAGAAGAAACATTTTCAGTTAGTATTCCAAAAGGTTCTTATGCTAATACTAAAGAAGGTAATGTTTTTACTTCTTTAAGTTTTACTGATACTACTGGAGCTTTAAGTAGTGAGAAATCTTATTTAGGAACTTTAGCATTAGGCGAAGGGTATATTATTAACAATAAATTAAATACTATTACTAAAGATACAACTCTTAATGATAGTATTAGTAAATTAATTGATAATAGTGATAGTAAATATAATACTTTATTAGGTCAATCTAACAATAATTTTGGTAAAGATACTATCCCGACTCTTTATGGATTAAGATAGGGAATTAATGCTGATAGAGATAATATTAGTAATTTAAGCAGTAAAATTGATGTATTAAATGGAACTGTATCTACGACTAATTCTGTTGCTTATAGTATTAAATAGGCTATTGATAAATTAGATAAAACTGATAATAAAGTAGATAAACAATTTGTTACGGCAGTAGAAGAAAAAGATGGTTTAATAACCGTTTCAAGAAGTGCTTTACAAGAAAGTGATTTACCTATTACTTTTGATGGAACTTATAGCAATAGTAATAAAGTAGCTACTATGAGTAGTTTAAATACTTTAAAAACTAATCTTTTAGGTGGCTATACTGGCACATTAGCCGATATAAATACTTTAGCAAGTGGCAAATTAAATGAAAGCGCGGTCCGTGGTCTTACATACAATGCGACTTCTGGAGATAATGGAGCTAAAACGGTAGCAGGAATGTTTGATTTAATTGTAGCTTTACAAAATAAAAACGCGGAATTGAATAAAACTATTAAAGCATTATAGGATAAAGATACAGAATTAAATGATTTAATTACTGGATTAAGAACTGATGTTGATGCTTTAAAGAAAAATTCAAACAATACTGATACTCCATCTGAAACAACTTAATTTAAATAAAGGGTTTGGTCTTAATAGGCCAAACCCTTTTAGTATTGATTAAAAAGATTTTATAAATAATAGAAAGGAGTCGATTATCTTGCCTAATACATTAAATAAATATGTAAAATTTGTCAGAGGTTCTAAAACTGCTTTTGAAAGTTTAGGGACTAAAAGGGACAATGATACTTTATATTTTATTTATGAGGAAAATGATTCTTCTGGAGAACTTTATTTAGGTAGTCGTCTAATTTGCGGTGGAATTAGTTCCGCAGGTAAGTTAAGCGATTTAAGTGATATTGTTCTTGATAAAGTTAAAACAAATCAAGTTTTAATTTATGATGAAGAACAAAAAAAATGGGTTAATTAGGGTTTAGAAAATAATGAGACTTTAATTAATTCTATTGTTGAAAAATTATCTACGGAAGAAAATTTAGCTAAGTTAGCTCCTGTTTTTAAGGGTACAGTTCCAGGGCTAGTCCCAGTTTCTTTACATGAAATTAAAGGAAAACATATTCTTACTGATGCTGGTACATGGATTAATATGCCAGTAGGAACATTAACTTAGGGAGATATTGAAACAATCAATATAGCTAATAAATATTTAGTAGATAAAGGTCCTGATAATTTGGTAACTCGTGTTGAAGCAGTCGAACAAACTGTTTCTTGGGCTGATATTTAAAGGAGTGAAAAAGATTGAACGTTAAGTTTTTAAAAGGCTCTCAAGCCGAATTCGAAAATGTGGCAGGTAGATATAAACCTGGTGCGTTTTATTTAGTAATTAATGATAATAAGTCCGCAGAAGATTATAAAAAACCAAGTCGTCTTTATTATGGTGTAGATGAAAATAATTGCGTTCCTGTAAATTAGGGTATTAATATAGTTGATACTACCGCAGGTTTGCCTCAAAGCTTTAGTCAAAATACAGCAGGTGAATTTTATTATGTAAAAGATAAAAATATTTTATGTATTAACAATGGTAATGGCTGGATTTAGACAAATACTGATACTGTTTTAGATATTAATAAAGAAGTTAGTAATGTATCAGTAGATAGTAATCCTGAAAAACCCAATGGTGCTTCTATAACCAATACTATTGCTGACAGCAGTGGTAATATTATTACTGAGACTTATGATATTATCGGTAGTGATTATATTCAAGTTGAAGCAGTTCCCGCTGTTGATGATAAGGGTGTGGATGCTGTTAAATTAAGTTTAAAAGGAATTAACTATCAATTAGATTCTTCTTTAAATGAAAAAACTTTAAATATTAATTTAAAGAACGCTGATGCTGATGCGGGTAATTTTAATATTGTCGCTGGTAGTAATGTTAATATTGCTGAAACTTCTACGGGAAATTATACTTTAAGTGTTGATAAAGCAGTTAATGATTTTACTATTACTAATCATGCTACTGGTACTGGTTTTACCGCTTCTGTTGGTGGTCCTGGTGTTGAAGGAAAAAATAGTACAACTTTATCTACTGACATTGATCCAGAAATTGTTTTAGAAGGTAAAAGTGGTAGTTATAAGTTTAAGGATGGTGTTTTAACTCTTCCTGTTTATAATAAACAAGATATTGATAATCAACTTAGAACTATCAATGCTATGGTATTCCGTGGCGGATTCCAGATCGCTAATGGAGCAATTGTATATGATGATACAAAAATTAATGAAAATCCTAATATTGCTGAGGGTAATACTTTTATTTATACTGGAGCCGATGATGTTCTTTGGGGAGGTCATTATTTACGCACTGGAGATTTAATTATTGCTTCTGGCAAAGAAGTTGATGGAATTATTACTGGCGATATTAAATGGACTTATGTGCCTTCTGCAGATGATCCCGTCACTGAAGTCGAAGGAGCTAATGATAATAGCACTACTGGTTTTATTATTAAACTCGGTTCTACTAAAGAACTTTTAGATTACACCCTTAGCGGTGAAAGTGGTATTGTTTTAGAAACAGAAGTTTTAAAAGATTCAGAAAATAATCCTACTAATTCTAAAGTTGTTACCATTAAGCATAGTAATACTTTAACTGTAAATCCTCCAGTTCCTCAAGCTTATGCTGATGAACAAACTATTACTATTAACGAACCAACTGAGATTGATGCCCAAGGACATGTAGTAAAATCTACTCAAAAGACTTTTACAGTAAAAAATACTCACCAAGAAATTTTGGCGAATGGTTATACAACTAATGGAACTGATACTTTAATTCCTAGACTTAAAATTGCTGGTGCTGATTTTGAAAATGAACCAATTACTTTTACTAGTGATAGTTTAAAAGTAAATGTTTCTGCGACAGCTGAAAAATCTAATGCTAAAGTTAATTTTGAGTTAGAGTGGGGAACATTCTAAGGACAATATTATTTAATAATAAATATAATTTTTTCTATTTTATATAGAAGAATGTTTTTATGGGGAAAGATGAAATATTCTTTCCCCATATTTTTTTTAGGATAGAAAGGAGTAAATTATGTCTAAGATACGTTTTCGTCCTGTGCAGGGCCCAGAAGAAAAAATAAAAGAATACCCTCAAAGTGATGGATATTTTTATGTGGCAACAGATACAGGTCGAGTTTATTTAGATACGGCAACGGAAAATAAAATGCCAATAGGATCTAGTGGTGTTCAAGTAATTTACGGTACAGATAATACCGTAGAAATTGAATATGATGCAAATGAAAACCCAGTGGCTTATTTAATTCTTTTGTCAAAATTATCTATAACGAATTGTCATGTAGATGATTTAATTTTAAATTTAGACGGATGTTTTTATCGAATCTTAGGATTTGCTTTGAATGAAAATCGCGAAGAATGTGCGAGATGTGAAAAATTGACTGTTGCTGGGGCAGGTGGTGGCGGAGAGGGAGACTCTGAAAATAAAGTCTTAGGAACTGTTTCTTTAACAAGAATTCCAGATGATAGTCCTGTTGATATCTTGAATGAAGAAGATGTTAAAGTAAAAGTTTTAGTTAAATGTAGAACAGTTGGAGGCATTCCACAATCTTCTTCTGTACAAGGAATTATAACTATAAGTGAAATTAAAAGTGCGACAGAAAAAGAAGTATATTACACTTCTCCTCCAACCACTTACGAACATAATGTTCCACAAGAAATTGATTTAACTAATATTTTAAGAAATTCGTGTTCTAGCGAGATTAATTTTAGTATTTATTATAATCCTGATACAGAGAATAATAGATTTTAGAAAAGTTCTGATACTATTAATATTAATAAACATCATCTTTCTTTTAGTTGGAAAGAAAGTAGTTTTAGTAATGATAGTCCAATTGATAACGGACAAATATCTGTTAGTTGGTTAATGTCTGAAGATATTGCTAGATCTGTTGAAGTTTATTTTGATGATTATTTAGTTTTAGATAGAACTTATAGTGATACTGATTCTTCTTCCGAAGATTCTTTTGTTATTACTCCTGATACAAATATATTAGGGACTGATAAAGTTTCTACTTTAAAGAATTATTTTACTCATGGCGAACATATAATAAAAGCAAAGTTATATTTAATGAATAATTCTAAAAAAGGAGCAGGAACAGATTTTATTCAAAAAGAAATTGTTATTCAAGAATCAGGTAATAAAATGCCTTTAATTTGGGTACAAGATTTTAAGACAGAATATTATACTTATGAAACGATAAGAATTCCTTTCAAAGTATTAGATCCAAATAATAATGGAGCTTTTATAACTCTTTATAAAAATGGTGTTCAAGTAGGAACTAGAGAATTAGATAGTTCGCAAGTTAGAGAATGGCAATATTGGGAAATTACTAATTTAACTGTAGATGATAGTTCTTATTATACTATTAAAGTTGGTACTGATCCTTATTCTTATTCTCGTAATTTTAATTTTACAATTTTAATTGACCCTTTAAGAGATATGAAGTTAGTAAAAAAAGATAATTTAAAAGTTAATTTTATAGCTACTGGTCGTTCTAATTCAGAAGGAAAATTAGGTCGTGAAACTTATTTAATTAATAATAATAAATATGTAGAATTTAAAAATTTTAATTGGTATAATAATGGTTGGGTTTTTGATGAAAATAATACGACTTGTTTACGAGTAAGCAATGGGGCTGAAGTATCTATCCCAGTTGGAAAAATGGCTTTTAAAGATGGATCATCATCTGCTACTATTGAGATTCAATTTAAAATAAAGAATCCTCAAAATTATGCTAAAGTTATAACTAAATATACTAGATATAAAGTAAGTAAAGATAATTGGGAAGATAATGATGCTTGGGATAAATTTAAAGCCCAAAATAAATATCTTAATTATGATGAGTTTTTAACTAAAGAATATTTACCGACAACTAATTATACTTATGATGATTTAGAGTATGATAAAATAGAACAAGACTTTAATTTAAAGAATTTAGTTTGTGCGTATGGTAAATTAGGAAGCTCTGTATCTCCTGGTATTTATTTTAGTCCATAGGATGCTGTATTTACAGCCAATGGCGCTCAAGAAACAGTTTCAGTTGATTTTATTGAAAATGAAATGCTAAATCTTTCATTTGTTTATACTAAAAAGAAAAGTGATATAGAAGGCGGAAATTCTAAATTATTAGAAATTTTTATGAATGGCGTTTTAACTAGTGTTGTACGTTGTAGCAGTGATGTTTGGAATATTGATTCTGATTTCATTAAATTTATGTCTAATACTTGTGATATTGATATTTATAGTATTAGAGTTTATGATACAGATTTAACTATTCCTGAAATAGTCCAAAATTACGCTTTTGATAAGAGAAGTATAAAACAATGGGACCAAAAAGATCTTTATGAAAACAATACGGTATTAAAAGATGATGTATTTTCTTATACTAAAATGAAAAAGTATAATGATAATCATCCGACTGAACCTTTAATGCCCTATATTATTCTAAGGACTACTAAAAATAATAAAAATAATACGGATAATAGATTACCTTATTCTAAAGCAAAAGGAAGCTAGGAAGGAACTTTAGAATTTGTTAATACTGCTTTAGACGCTGCTTACAATAGTGGTGAATTAGAAAAAGTTGCTATAAAAGAAGGATGGAAACCTGTAATCGAAAAAAATGAAGAAACATAGGAAGAAGTAGTAAAATATACTGCGGTATAGAATTATTATATGCATCATTGTCCTAGTTTTATAACTGTTCTTAATGGATGTACTTTCCAAGTTCAAGGTACTTCTTCACAATTTTATCCTCGTCGTAATTATAAAGCTAAATGCAAAGAATCAATGCTTTTAAATAGAGGCCCATTTGCTGAAGACTATAAAAAAGCAGGAGACTAGTATAATGAAGATATAGCTAAACATCCTTGCTATTTAGAATGGTTTTATATGGATAATAAGACAGTCGGTACTACTAAATTTACTTTAAAAATAGATTTTATGGAATCTTCTGGAGATTATAATAGAGGATTTGCTAATTTAGTTAACGAGATTTATTCTAAACATCCAGCAGAAGACTATAAAGATTCTTTTGATAATTATAATTTATATGGAAATTTAGAAGATTATCGCACTTCGGTAAAAGGATTCCCCGTCTTAGCTTTCCATTATATGTCCAACGATGATAATACTTACTCTAAGGAAAATAGTAATAACTGTATTTTTATTGGCAAATATAATATGTTATTAGATAAAGGCTCAGATGAATGTTTTGGATTTAAACCAAATAAAAAGATTTTACAAAATCAAATTACGGGCAATCCTAAAGTAAGAGATGTCGCTGAATGTTGGGAATTTTAGAATAACTCAAGAACTTATTGTTCCTTCCGTGATCCTTGGAATCGTTATAAATTATCTTTCAGGGCTCCTAATATGGAAATAGATTTAAATAATCCAACTACTGCTTATTTAACTTAGGGTGCTCCAAAAGTTGTTGATTCTTTTGAACCAAGATATAACTCAAATGATGATTTAATTGCTAAATAGTTATTTAATTTAGTAAACTGGGAGGATGAAGATGGAACAGCAACTGAAGCTGTTGGAAAAAACTTAAAAAATGTAGCTCCTGATAGACTTACTAAAAAAGAAACAACAGATGAGCTTACTGGAATAAAATCTATTAAATGGATTATAAAAAATCCTGATGGAAAAGAAATAGAATTTAATATTAAAGAGCACACGAGTAAACAAGAATTGCTCTTGGCTTTAATGTCTAACTGGGAAGATGCTGTTAGTTGGGTTTGGAGTACTTGTTTAGATTGCGATATTGAATTTGAAGATGGATAGAAATTAAAAATTCCATCTATGGGTACTTATACTAAAGTTGAAGGGCTTGCGGAAGCTATATATACTCCCAATACTTATTATATTGAAGATGGAGTTAATAAAGATGGAAAAATTATTTATAAATTAGCTTCTGAAGATTATAACCCTGAGTTAAGATATTATAAATAGGTTGAAGAAAATAATAAAGTAAATTATATAAGTATAAAACTTACAAATGATTTAAGTAAAGTATATAAAATAAATACTTATTATCTTTTAACTGATAGTAAAAATGAAATTTATGTATTAAGTTCTGATCAATTTAGTTCTTCTTTAACTTATTATTCTTTTATTAAAGATGAAGATCGTATTAAAGAAAGATGGAAATTGCCCAACCCGGTAACCTATGGCTCTGTTACTTATACTAAAGATAGTAAAGAATATCGTCAAGCTAAATTTAAAAATGAATTAAGTAATTTCTTTGATATTGAATATTTAGCTTCTTATTTTTTGATGACGGAAATTTTTGAATGTTATGATTCTCGTGGAAAAAATGCAATGTTTGCTTCTTGGGGCCCCTAGAAAGGTAATATTCAAAGATCTACAGGTAAACAACATTATGTTTGGTATCCCATTTTTTATGATATTGATACCCAATTAGGAATTAATAATACTGGTATCCCCTCTTTTGAATACTATATTGATGCCACTGAAGAAGGAAGTTTCTCAACTAATGATAGTGTTCTTTGGAATAATTTTTACACTTTCTTTAGAAGTAAGATGGTGGATAAATATAAACAATTAATGGGAACTCAAAATAATTCTTATAGTCCAAATGATTCAAGAGTAAATAAAATTTTTACTAAAGGCGCTGAAGCAGGTGCTAAAAAAAGTGATATTGTAGATAAATGGTATCGTACTGATCCTTCAGTATTCTCTGGCAGTTATGCGGTTTTAGGAGACCGACCAATTATTGCATCAAGTTTGGATGAAGAATTTAAGTATATTATTCCAACAAATTCTAAAGCTGAAAATATGCCAGTGTTTGGTCGCTTAACTGACGGAGGGTCATATGATGTTGAAGATGATAAATATTTTTATGCTTTACAAGGAGATAGAAATCTTTATCGTGCGCAATTTTTAGCCAATCGTCTTAATTATATTGACTCTTGGTTAACTGTCGGTACTTATGCCAGAAATGGTGGAGGAAGTTATATTAGAAGCCGTATTTCTGCAAATAATCCTAAAAATACATCTGATAAATGGATTGAAGGCACTAATACTTAGAATATGGATGGATTAATTACAAATTCTCAATATTGGAAAAATAATATTGAATTTGAAGAAAAAAATCATATGTTTGATGGTGAATATTGGATTAGCATGGAACCTGCGCGCAATGCTTATGTTACTATTGGTACAGATGGAGAGAATTTTCCTTCAAAGAAATATAATGGTTTAGAACCAGTTAAATATGTAGCTCCTGATATTAAAAAAGGAATTATAAGTAGCGGTAATTATAAAGAACAATTATATTATATTTATGGAATGGATCAAATGAAATCTCTCGGTGATTTAAGTAAATTATATTTCCAAGAATTCGCCGCTGAAGGAAAAATGGAACGTTTAACTGATTTATTATTAGGATATGATGGAAAAGATGAAAGTGGTAATAAATACTTTAATAATGATGTAAATGATTGGTCTTTCTCAAAAGGTGGAATGCCTTTGCTTAAAGAAATGAATCTTTGCAATATTAACTTTAAAAAAGATCAAGGAGCATTAGATTTAACTAAAAGTGAAAAACTTGAAAACTTTAGAAATACTAACTCTAATATCCCGAGAGTTAACTTTGCTCCTGGGGTAGCTTTAAATACTTTGTATTTAACTAATCGAACAAACTATTTAAGTTTAATAGAAGCTAATTTATTAACGAAATTAATAACTAATTATGTATATCCTGAAAAGAATTCGATTACTGGAAAACTTGAAATTTTAGATGAAAATCGTGGTTTATATATCTAGGGTCTTACTGATGCTATTGAAGGTCAAGAAAAAACCGAGATAAAAACTTTTGATATTCGAGGTGGCAATTTAGGATATAATAGTTATAAATTATTGCGTAAATATGTTTCAGCTAGTAAAAATAGTAAATTAGATTTATCTAATTGTATTATTAATTTAAGTAATATCCAATGGAGCCCCTATAGACTTTTAACTGATACTAAAACAGCTCTTGATCCAGAAAAAAAATCTTATTATAGAGATAACGGACATTTTTAGTTAACAAGTATTTCAAAAGATTAGGTTAGTAAAATAACAAAATCTGATATTAAAAATAATTAGATTTATTATTTAGATACAATAAATGGAGATAATGAAGAACATAATATAATAACTGATTATAATTTGTTAATTGATGTTTATAATAATTATAGAGGTCTTAATACCAATAAACCAGAAATATCTGGTGTTATATATATAAAAAATAATAATCAAATTGATGAATCAGTTATTCAAAATGAGTTATAGAATAAATATCCTAATTTAATAATTTTTGTAGAAAATGTTAAACAAGAATGTTCTGCTAAATTTATTTTAGAAAAAGAAGATGCCGACGGAGTAATAGTTTAGGAAGTTTTAAAAACTTAGAAATTGTCTTCATCTAGTGATAAGTTTTTTGATGATCCAACTATTCTTTCTAGTGAAACTTATATTTCTTTTGGTAGTTTACAAGAAAAAATGCCAACTTATGATTTTAAAGGCTGGGAAGACGATACGGGAGAGTTGGTAATTACTGTTGGAAAAAATGTAAACGAAGAAGATGTTGTTTTAAAAAGTAATTGGAACTCACTATCTTTACAACCTAATAAAATAGATTATGTTTTTAAAGCAAGATTTGAACGCAAATCTTATACAATCACTTTTGTCAATGGTGACCGTATTATTAATGATTCAACTGTAAAAAAAGTATTTAATTATGGTGAAAGAATTACTGTTCCAGAAGAATTTTATTATTTTAATAATGCAGAAGTGTCTAATTTGCCAGAAGGAGAAGATCCATTAGAATGGACTTGGAGACAAACTGGATGGGCAGATAAAGATGGAGTTAAAATTGATTTAACTAAACAACTAGCCTATGCTGATCGCGAATTTTATGCTATTGGAGAACCCATTAGTGTTTATAATAATATTTTAATTAATGATTCTACTCATAAATATTATGATATTATAAACTCTGATGGAGAATTATCATTCGCAATGACTGACTTAGCTAAGAATTTAAAAGGCAAAATTACTTTACCTACCACTTATAATGGTTAGCCAATTACAAGAATTAAATATAGCCAAGTTAACCCCTCAGCAGCAGTTGGTATTCAGGTAAATCCTAATATTACTGCAATATTCTTTGCTCCAAAAGATAGTAATAAAATTTCTGTAATAGATGATTATGCCTTTATTTTAGATAGTGGATTAGAATATTTCCAATTTAGTGATTGTCTAAAGAAAATTGGCACTAAGGCATTTTATAGATGTCCTTTAAGTCATAATAATATAATTCCTTATTCATCTTCAACTGAAGGATTAAGTTTTGGAGCCCAAGCATTTTATCAAAGTAAGATGGGATCTTATTCCCCTTATAATTTAATTATAGAAGGATGCAAAGACGGCATTCTTAATTTTGATTTAAATGCGTTTTCAGGTTAGACGATTTTAAATATGTCTGGTAATTAGTTTAAAGGATATACAGGTGCTATTCAAATATAGATTGGTACAAATAAGCATCCAATTAAACAAATTACTGCTGATAACTCTGGTAATATTTTTACTCCTAGTCGCACTGGTATGCCTACTATTGTCAATGGATACACGGGTCGTTTTAGATATTATTATGTTGCTAGTTATGGTGAAAGTGTTAAGAATACTTTACATAGAATTTATGAAGCAATGATATCTAATAGAGCAAACTTTGAAGAAGAACCTATTGTAAAGTGAGGATAAAATATGGAAAAAGAAATTGTTTATAGATATATGGGTTCTAATGGCATTATTGAATCTTCTATATAGTTAGCAGGAGTGCCTGCGACTAAATTATATAGATTAATTGCAGATTATAATAAAAAATTAACGAGAGATGGAAAAGAATTTTTTTCCATCTCTCCTTTAGTTCCCGAAGATGAATTAGAAGAATGGTATGAGGTTTAAATAGGCCAGAATACATTGATTTAAATATAAAAAAAATTAGGTTAAATAGGAAAAGAAACTATTTAACCTAATTTTTTAGAAAGGAAGAGATAGATTTGATAGTTAAAAATGATAGCGTTATCGAACAAGCTAAATGGGAAGAACTTCAAAAGAAAATCAATACTTTAGCTAAAGATAACTCAATAAAAAACGTTAATGGAAAAATCGTTGAAATAAAATCTATTGAAGACTATTATAGTAATATCACTGGTATCGTTCAAATGAAGAAATTAGATCCATCTGTTCTTCGTATACCTTTAGATGAGCCTATTATAAATATAAATGCTGATACTCGTCAAATTGAATTAACTAAAGAATTTGGAAAAACGCAATTACTTACTGTTGAAAACGATCATTTGGCAGAAACAATTTATTTCCAAATTGATAGATATTTTGATTTATAGGATTTGGCGGCTAATGATATTAAGATTTATATTCAGTATTATTTAAACGATCAAGTTCAAGGTTATTCTGAAGCTATTTGTCCTGATATTGGTACTGCTGGAAAATTGATTTTTGGATGGCAAATTAGTGATGAAGTGACTAGTGAATCTGGTACTTTATAGTTTTCTATTATTTTCTTTAAAAAGAATCCAAAAGATAATAATAATTTAATGTATGTATTTAATACATTACCCGCACAAATGGTTATTAATAAAACTTTAGATATTGATGAAGATTTAGTTACCGCGCAACCTGTTGATTATTTAACTGGTTATTTAGAAAGCCTAATTGATTCAAAGAAATCTGCTGGTTTTGGTGTCCCTGATAATGTTGCTTTCTTGACAAGTATTTTAAACAATAAATCTGTTTATTTAACAGGTGATAAATTATATGCTTTAGCTTATAATGATACTTTAAATAATCCAGATAATACTACAATTGAATATAAATGGATTTGTAATTATAGAGGAACTAATACTGAATTAAAAAGTGGTATTGGTTATGAATATAAAAAAATTATTGAAGATAATAGTATTTTTAGTGGAGATATGATCTATAATGAGAAATTAACTTATTTCACTAAAAATGGAGATTCTTATATTAATAGTAGTAGTGATATTAATCTTGAAAACTATACTGCTAAGAAAAATGACCTCTACCTAAAAGTTCAATACTGTGAAATTGATGGATGTGGAAGCTATAGTGTCACCGCGTTTGGCGCAACCGCAAATCAAGTAAGTAAAGAAGTTAAATGGGCTGGATTAGCTATTTCTGTTGAAGGAATTAGTGAAGATTTTAGAATTGTTCTTGATCCTTCTCCTGATAATGGATGCTATTATGGTTCTTCTAATACTATTACTGCTGTTGGATAGAATGATGAAGGTGTTTAGTGTACTTATCTTTGGAAAAAGAATGGCTCTGATTTTAGTACTGACAAAACTGTAACTTTAACTGAAGAAGATAATTACACTTTATCAGTTCATGGTTATAAAAATAAAGATAGTATAGATTATGATACAATTAGTTTTACTAATTATTTTGATCCAACTAATTTAAAACCCATTATTGATGAAAAAGTTAAAATCGAGAATGGAAAATATATTGTTAAAGTTACTAATACTAGTGAGTTAGGCAATGGTATTTATGAATATCAATGGAAAAATGCATAGGGTGCTACTCTAAAGACAACTTCTGATAATTCAACAGAAGTAGATGAAAATATTACTCAAGGAGCTGTAATTATCCAGAAGGGTGAAAGAAAATCGCAACCAGGAACCTTTAAGATTGAGGGGTAAGATAAATGATAACTAATCCAACTGATTATTATAGTGTTTTACATCAAATACAAGATGAAAATTTTCCAGTTAAGTATCCTGCTCTTCCAGCTCCAGAAGATGAAAAGTTGGTTTAGATAGATTTAAACTCAAGAACTATTAATAATGAAAATAGTTATATTACAGTTGAAGGCGATCACGCTGCTGAAATTATTTATTTTGAAATAAATAGATATTTTGACACTATGGATTTAACCAATATGATGTGTATTATTTAGTATATTAATGCTGATAATGAAAAACGTATTTATCCAGTCCCATATTATGATACTTTAACTCATAAAGATAAAATTATTTTTCCTTGGGTTTTAAATTATAGTGCTACTAAGAAATCTGGCACTTTAAATTATATGATAACTTTTTATAAAATAGAA